GGGCTGAAAATGAAGGTTAAGATGTGTGATCCGCCCTCTGGTTGGATGTATGGTTTTCCAAAACCTATGCCTAGAGATGTAGAAAATGTTACTGAGTGGTTGCTCAAAGAGGGCTATCCTCAGGAAGTAATCGATGAGTATGGCGACATGTTTTATTGTAGATATTGGGAAGTTGAAGATGAAGGATGAAAAAATACTTGCTACTGACCTTTTAAAGGCTGAAGAATTAATTCGATATATTGCCAATGATCCACCAGAATTATCTCATGATAAAATCATATGGCAACGGGATGATTTTATTAAAATATGTAAACGATGGATAAATCATAATGAAAATAAAGATTGAAATGGATATTACTCCTGAAGAGTTTCAGGAAGTTTTTATTCCAGGCGATAAACAAGAGGAGTTTATGTATAAAACATATGACGCCTATGTTTCCGCATTGAGTGATATGTGGATTGATCAAATTGATCCTCACAATTTTTTTAATAGGAAAAAGAATGATTGATTACAAGTATCGTGAAGATGAATTAATGGCTGAGTTCATGTCTTATATTGATAAGACGTATGGTGAACATTACTCAAAAGATAAGTTTCAGGCAACTGAGTTTATTATTGATGGTGGTCACGGAACAGGATTCTGTATCGGCAATGTAATGAAGTATGCTCAACGATACGGTAAGAAAGGTTCTAAGGTAGATGCTAGGAAGGACCTATTAAAGGTCCTTCACTATGCTTTGATTCAATTGTATATTCATGATGAACGGAGTTAGGTCTCCGTTCTACCTTGTTTTAGAAACCATTCTTTCATCTCAACACATTGTCCGTCAAATAGTAATCCGTCTGATGCAATAAATCTGAATCCACGATCTGAGTTAACAACATCCATACCAGCAATTGTATTGACAAATTCCGTGCATTCTTCATAAGAATAGAAAATTCTATCTGATATCTCTTGCGGTCCACTATTCACCGAGAATACTAATAATACTTCTAACATCACTTCACCTTTGCGTTATGTTTTCTATGAGCATTCCATGCGACAAATCCACCGATACGTAATGCCCAATATGCAAGATAGTTCAGTAGATGAAATCCGTTTTGTTCAATATTTATATCTCTGAAAATAACGTCAGCCTGCTTCTGGCTTAATGTTCCCATAGTAGAACCGTCTCTTCTTTTGAGTGTTTCATACTTGTAGGCGTAGTCATGAATCAGACCACCCATCAATAAAACTCCGGTTGGAGATAACCATGATGCCAAGAATTTAGGTACAGATGCACCATCAAATTCAAAGCCAGCCGGAATCACATAGCTCTCACCTTTTAATTTGAAATGAAAATCTTCTGCAATTCTCCATTGACGTACACCCATGAACCATAACCATACTGCACCCCAGAATCCCTTTCCTGCAGTGTCAATTTTAATTGGTTGCATTAGTGGCATCTTTTTATATGAGAATCCGATAATCTGTTCGTCTTGATCGATACCAAATAGATTAGCAATCCATCCGATAAGAATTACGATACCAACAATGGTAAACTGCCAGAAGCTATATAGTTGATCGATGATAAATTCCATATGTTACCCCTTGAGCGATACCATCCACATTACGCCCCAAATTGCACCGCCGATTAACATCAGCGCTCCAATAGTAAGGCTGCCATATATTATGACGTCTTTGATCATTTTCTTTTGAGCAGCTTTTTTCGCAGCTAATCTTCTTCTTTCATTCTCTCTCATCTCTTTCCGAGTACGCATAAACTTCTGGTAATCATCCCAGAGTCCTGCCCGTCCCTGATAAATAAACATTTGTTTAATTTCAGCTTCTTGACGTCGAATATCTTCAAGAGCAAAGAAAGCATCCATGTCTCCTTCTTCAGCTTTCTTTTGAATAGCCTCTTTGGAGTCTGCTAATTTAGTTAACTGTGGCCCCATCTGGCCGACAGATTGAATGTGACCGCATAGCTCTTTGACCGCACCAATGGCTTCATTGGCGATCTTAATAGCCGCTATTGCTTCGAATATCATGGGGAGGTCCTCTCTTCTCTCTATTATATTTATAGAAATATGTACTTCGATTGAGTTTCGTAGTATAATAAATACTATTATGAACGGAAAAAACCCAGAAAATTATACATGGTCATCACGTGACGAATGCGAGTTTGAGTCTTACGAACCCGCAATGTTAAATGATTGGATCATCAAGACGTCGACATATGGAACTCAAATCCAGATGTTTGCACTCAATGTACATACAGGTATGACTATCATTAGATGGTTTACTTCCAAAGGAGAAGCGGGTGAGTGGCTAGAACACTTAACCGATTTATAGAATTCGCTGAAGCGAAGAGATAGGTTGACGGACGAGGGTGCGAATCCCTCCTGCTCCACCAAAAATGCATCGCCTTTAATACATAAAGACTCCGTACACAGGGTCGGGTCAGATTAGGAGTGTACGCCTAATCGTTGATGCATTTTTGATGGGGCAGATATAGATTCGACGGCGACTGAAGGATTCGTGGAGAATCGTCAGAGTAGACGTAAACACTAACTTAAAATAAACGCAAACGATGAAACGTTCGCACTAGCAGCTTGATGCTAGACGGGGTACGGCTCCACCTTGTTATCCAACGGGCCACTTTAAAGGTAAAAACACATGAAAACTTTTATTATATTCATGTTGTTATGGATGGCAGCACCAATATTACAAGCAGAAGATGAATTTCCAGAACAGTTTATTCCAGTTGCATGTTACCCAACTCAGCCATTTCTCAAAAGATTTAGAGAAGTGTATGGCGAAGAGTTAGTATTCATGTCAGGAAGTGTTAATCAGGTAGATGAAGAATTGTATCATCAACTATGGATGAATCCTTCTACACAGACGTGGACGTTTATGGTGTCGAATAAACCAAGAGAAAGAATTTGCATTATTGCATCAGGTCAAGGATTTGCTGATTTAAGTCAGATTGGAATATAATCTTCTAACTTATTGAAAAATAAATTTAAAATAATTTAAAAAAAGTGTGTACATTCCTGTCCAGCTGCTGTATAATATCCACATCGAAACAAAAAACATAGTGGAGAATATATTATGGCACATCAAGTTGAAACAATGGCGTACGCTGGTGAAGTTCCTTGGCATGGCCTCGGAGTTTCAGTTTCAAATGATTTGACACCAGTCCAGATGATGGAAAAAGCTGGCGTTGATTGGTCAGTTCAGGAATGTGAGTCTTTTGTCGACTTCAACGGCGAACGCATCTCCACTGGCCAGAAAGCTCTTGTTCGTTCTACTGACGGTAAAGTTCTTACCAATGTAGGTAAAGACTGGAATCCAGTCCAGAACGAGCAAGCTTTCGAATTCTTCAGCGAGTACGTGTTTGCTGGTGACATGGAGATGCACACTGCTGGATCTCTGAAAGATGGTCAAATGGTATGGGCTTTGGCAAAAGTCAAGGATTCATTTGATCTATTTGGTGGCGATACGGTTGAATCGTATCTGCTTTTCTCTAATCCACATCAATATGGTAAGTCAATCGACGTTCGATTCACGCCAATTCGTGTGGTTTGTAATAACACATTGTCTCTTTCACTGAGCATGCAAGCAGAACGTCAAGTGAAAGTTGGTCACCGTGTTGAGTTCAATCCAGGTGAAGTCAAGGAAGCTCTTGGCATTGCATCTGAAAAGCTTGCAACATACCGTGAGATGGCTGAGTACCTTGGTTCGAAGCGTTTCTCAATGGATAAGTTGATTGAATACTACAACACGGTTTATCCTCGTACATCTGATAAGCGTGTACAGGATAAGAAGTTGTCAGTGGACACATTGTCACGGAATGCAAAAGAATGTCTCAATGTTCTTGAGACTCAGCCAGGTGCTGAATTTGCTGAAGGTTCATGGTGGCAGGCGTATAACTCCGTGACATTTGTTACTGACCACGTCCAAGGTCGTAACGCAGACAATCGTCTGTATTCGTCATGGTTCGGTGGAAACCAAACGCGTAAGAAAAACGCTTTGGAAACTGCTATCGAATTTGCTGAAGCATCTTAATGCTGCTTCTTTTTTTAACTTTTGTATGCAAATGTTTGTTATGATTAGCATTATTAATTGTAACAAACATATGTACATCTTCTCCTAATATAGTATAATGAACCTACAAATTGAGGAGAATATTATGAAAAATCGTGTATCAGAAAGCTATATCGGAACTTTCAAGACTCTTGACAAAAACTTTGACGGTGATATTGAGTCAATCCGTCTTCGCGTAAAAGGTATGAACGCTGACGAAAAAGAAGTTGGTTCAGACCTTCGCTATCGCATGGTCCTTCGTGGCCGTCGTCCTTTCAAAAAAATGATTAAGGTTCATCCACATTATGAATGGATGAATACTCCTAATCCTGTCTCTTATGATTACTTCGGCAATATTGTCGGCGGTCTCGAGAATGCTTCTGAGGTTGACGTTTACATTTACGAACGTTAAAAACGTATAAATAGTACCATAATACTTTTATTGTGGTACTATTTTTATGCTCAGGTTAAAAGCATTTTTACTGGAGAAAGCCGTGTTTAGTCCAATGACGAGAGCCGAATGGTTCAAGTATGGAGACAAGCGTCTCAACGCGTTAATTGATGCAATCAAGGCTGGGAATCCTATTCCAGATAAAAACGGTAAAGATGTAGATGTTCCGAATACAACCGACAATATCAAAGCGGTTGAAACATTTATTAAATCTGAATCAGACAAAACGTTTTCGCTTAAGCTTTCAAATGGTCAAAGCTTAGAATCAAATCAAATTGGTAAGTCGCCACTCTTTGGTGGTAAAGGTGCTGGAGCTGGTGCGACTGGTAATACTGCCGATGGTGAGTCATTACAATGCTTGTATCTTGAAGCTATGCTAAAAGAAGGCGATCAAGAGTTTTCTCACTTCACGCCAGAACTTTTAAAAGGTCATATGCGCGGAATCGATGTAGATGTGTCATTTGAAAAAATGATGAAGGCTGCAGCTGAATGGCATTACTCAGCATATGTAACTGCAAAGCATTTGATTAAAGAAGGATTTGTTACGAAGCAGCATAAGTTTCATCGTGGATCTGCTACTATGAAAGCAATCTACAATATGAAAAAGACTGCATTTAAAAACTCAGGTAAACCAGTTCTAACGGATGACAAATGGAATCCAGGTGATATCTGGGCAGTCAGATCTGGCGTAGATGTGAAGAGAGCTTTAGATCCTACATCGATTGAAACATTGAATGCTACACTTGCAAAGAACTTTGTATCACGTGATATTGTAGGTATTTCGCTCAAGCAAATCAACAAGCTTGAAGCAAAAGCAAAGCATCAGGTCTTGAACATGGAAGAGAAAGAACTTGATCGTCATGAGTTTACTCGTGTGAGAGTTAAGGCTGAGCAAAGAAAATCTACATTCTGGTCTGGTAAAGGTGCTGACATATTCTTTGATAGAACATCAAAAGCAGATATGAGATCTCCAAGCGCTATGGGTGCAATCAATATGGAAATCATTTTGAAAGGTGCACGTGGTGGTAGAGCAGGATATTCCCAACTTGAATATGCTGCAAGTACTTTCTTAAATGTAAAGCTACCGACAAATGCTCAACTAAAAACTGAAGCGAGAACAATTTTACGCACAAAGAAAGCGCCAGATTTATTTAGAAAGGCAAAGGCAATCGATTCATCAATCACACAACAAGAGTTTGATGAAGGATTAGAATCTGCTACTATTGATAGAATTCATGCAAAGCTTGGTGTAACAACGATTGCACATGCTTTACATACAGCAAAGAAAAAACAACAAGATGATTTTATGTCCTACATGGTTAACTATGCAGGATCAAAACTTTCAGACTCATCAGTTTACGTTAAAGTGAGTGCAGCATAATGGCATATTCAGGTTCAAAATATATTGAGGACGATTATCTTAGCATTGCTCTAGGCCATGTGAAAAAAACATCTCATATCAACAAATTTGGATTTAATGACACAGTTCCAACTTCATGGGAACTTGTTCAGGTTGGAAGTGCCAATATTACGTATCCAACAACCGCTGCTGTGGCTTCTGTTGTTTCTAATAATTCTAATGATACTGCAGGTGGAACTGGTGCAAGGACTATTTCAGTTCAAGGATTAAATGCAAACTATGATCAAGTGACAGAGACTGTCACAATGAGTGGCCAATCAGCTGTAACTACCGACGAAACTTTTATTCGAATTTTTAGAGTAAGAGTAGAAACTGGTGGTTCAAACGGTGGAGCTCAAGGAACTATTACGGTATCTGTTGGCGGTAACACACAAGTTACACTAGATCCAGATTATGATAACCAATCTTTACATGCAGCGTATACGGTACCACGTGGATATAATGCGTTCCTTATGAGAATGCAGGTAACTTCTACTAAAGATAATAAAGCAGCAATGGTAGCTATAAAAGCTAAACCATTTGGCAACGATACTGTATTTCAAGTTAAACAACTGATCGAGGTTTATAGGAATAGTGTAGTAGTGGATTTTCCTGTTCCTCTTAAATTTGAAGAGAAAACAGATATTGAAATGCAAGCAAAAAATCTTAACAGTGGAAATGTTTCGATTGGTGGAACATTCGATCTAATACTGGTGGAAAAATAATGCTGTTTAAAGAATTTATTACAGAGCAAAAGAATACTCATATGACTCACATTGAAGATAAAGTTCTTTATGGTGGAGTCAAAGGTACACGAGAAGCAATCGTTGCTTTAAAATCATTAAGAGACACATTTGCTGGAGAACATGATGGGAAAGTATCTGTTAAATGGGATGGAGCTCCTGCTATTTTTGCTGGTACCGATCCTCGTGATGGCAAATTTTTTGTAGCAAAGAAAGGGATCTTTAACAAGAGTCCAAAGGTTTATAAGACAGATGAAGATATTGATGCAGACACTAGTGGCGACCTTGCGATTAAACTTAAACAAGCTCTTGCTCACTTGCCGTCTCTTGGGATACGAGGTGTGGTTCAAGGGGATTTTCTTTTCTCAAGCACTGATCTTAAAACTCAGAAAATCAAAGGATCATCCTACATTACTTTCCATCCTAACACGATTGTCTATGCAGTACCGACAAATACGCAAATGGCGAAAGACATTAAACAAGCCAAAATAGGAATAGTTTGGCATACAACTTATACTGGTAATTCGTTTGAAACTATGAAAGCGTCTTACGGAGTTGATGTAAGTAAATTTAAAAAGACCAAGAATGTATGGTCACAAGACGCTATGTTAAGAGATATGACGAATTACACGATGTCCAAAAAGGACACGGAGGAAGTCAATGAATATCTTACACAAGCCGGGAAACTGTTTAACCAAATCTCAGGTTCAACACTTAGACAGCTCGAATCTAATCAGCAGCTTGCAAAACATATTGAGCAATTTAACAACTCCTACGTACGAGCAGGCACAGTTGTTAATGATACTGCAGCGCACACGAGAAAACTCATTGCCTGGATCAAGAATAAATACCAAAAAGAAATAGACAAGAGAACTACCGAAAAGGGTAAAGCAGCTCAAAGAAAAGCTTTAGATGATCTCTTGCAGTTTTTCTCGCCAGCAAATAAAGCATCACTAAAAAAGATGTTCGATTTGCAAAAAGTTATCATTCTGGCGAAATTAAAACTGATAAATATATTAGACCGTTTCAATAAAATTAAGACATTTCTTAAGCATACAACAAACGGTTATCAAACCACAGGATCGGAAGGCTTTGTAGCTATCGATACACTTGGTGGTGACGCGGTTAAGATTGTTGATCGTATGGAATTTTCATACGCCAACTTTAGCCCAGAGATTTTGAAAGGTTGGCAGACTGCTCGTCGATCTTAGTTTATAGATGGGAAAACCAGGAGAATAAAAATGGCAGAAAAACTTCTGCGATTCAAAGATGTACTCGAAATGCAAGGGCAAGATTCGTTCAGTCGTCCTTTGTCATTTAACGATTTACATACTACTCAATATCGTCCGGGTGAAGACGAGCTCACAAATTATCGTGCCTATAGAAGACGTAGAGTCGGAGATGTAGGTAGTGATACAGCAACTTATTCAGAATCTACTCAACACGAAGGTTTCTTTGATTCAATTGGTGACACGCGTGATCGTGTTCGCAAAGCAAAAGCAGCAATTGGAAGAGGCATGGACAAAATCACTGCGATGCAAAAGTATCGTGTGACTCCAAAGGATCTTGCCGAAGATACTGAAGTTGATGAAGCTCTTACTGTACAACAACGCTTAGCTCGTAAGCGTATGTTCAAAAGAATTCAACCAAAGATTAAGCGTGGTCGTGAGATTGCTAAGCGTCGTATTGCTTCAAAAGAAAAATTACAAAAGCGTTCGATGAAGAAAGCTCGCATGGCTATGTTCAAGAAACTTACTAAAGATGTGCCTAAAGGTGAATTGACATATGCGCGCCGTCAAGAAATTGAAAAACGTCTTGATAAGCCTGCAATTAAAAAGAGAATTGCTATGATTGCTCGTAAGATGTTTCCAAAAGAACGCCAAGCTGAACTTGCCAAGAAAAGAGGTGGCAAGCGGTGATTAATTCATTTAAGAATTTTTTAGTTGAAGAAGAGAAAACAGTTTATTTTACTTTTGGTAGAATGAACCCTCCGACTACTGGTCATGAAAAACTCTTTAATGCACTATCATCAAAGGCTGGTAAAAATCCATACAGAATTTTTGTATCTCAATCGCAAGATGCTAAAAAGAATCCGCTTGACTATAAAAGCAAAGTCAAAGTAATTCGCAAGATGTTTCCAAAGCATGCACGTTCAGTTATGATGAATACAAATGTCAAGACTGCAATGCATGCAGCATCTGAATTATTTAAAGAAGGATACATGAACCTAGTTATGGTTGTAGGTTCAGATAGAGTTCGTGAGTTTGACACATTATTGAACAAGTATAATGGTCAGAAAGGACGTCACGGACTTTATAACTTCAGCAAAATCACTGTTGTTTCAGCTGGTGAAAGAGATCCAGATGCTGAGGGTGTAGAAGGTATGTCTGCATCAAAGATGCGTGCTGCAGCTTCATCAGGAGACTTTACGCAATTCAGTCAAGGCATTCCAAAGCATGTATCAAATGCTGATACAAAATCAATTTATAACATGGTTCGTAAAGGTATGGGTCTCAAAGAAGCAAAAGAGACCACAAAACATATTCAATTACAACCTGTATCAGAAATTAGAGAATCATATGTCAATGGTGAACTTTTCAAAGAAGGTGATACTGTTGTTGTAAAAGAATCAGGTGAGATTGCAACTGTTAAATCACTTGGATCTAACTATGTAATTATCGAAGGTTCTGGTAATCAATATCGTAAATGGCTTGATGCTGTTGAGAAAGTTGTGGAATATGATATAGCACCGTTCTCTATGTCATTAAGCGAGCAAGCAACTCCACAAGATCAAGATATTAAAGATCGTAAAGGTTCTCAACCAGCAGCATACCATAAAGGCTTGGCTAAGTCAACTAAAACAAAAAGAGATGCACATTTTAAAAAGCATGGTAAAAAGCGTGATGATGATCCATCAGCCTATAAGCCAGCTCCAGGCGATAAAGGTGCCAAACCCAAGCCAAGTAAATACACAAAAGCTTTCAAAGACATGTATGGTGAAAATACCATCGACCAAGTTCGTGACAGAATTTCACGTGAAAGAGAAGTAGAGAGAAGAAGAGATGCAGCAGATAAAAAACGCCACGATTCTATGATGGATCGTGCACGCGCTGCACGTACCCGTAAGATTAACAGAAGGACGAAGTCAGTTGATTAAATTTACTCATTACTTACAAGAGGCTGATAAAGCTGGCAAGTCACTTGCTGATAAAGCAGCAAAATCAGGAATTTCTGTTGGAACGCTTCGTAAAGTTTACAACCGCGGTGTTGCAGCTTGGAAAACAGGACATAGACCTGGAACGACTCCATCACAATGGGGTCACGCAAGAGTCAATGCGTTTATTGTTAAAAAGAAGAAAGGTGGTCTAAACCACGATAAGGATCTAGCATAATGCCATTATCAGTTAAAGACGGAATGTCAGCGTGGATCGATGACTTCAAAAAGTCTGATGCTCCACAGTTTAAGGGTAAGTCAGATAAAGAGCGTCGCGAAATGGCGATTGCTGCTTATATGTCTGCTAAAAATGAGGCAACGGATAATCCTCCATTTACACCTGATCCACCTAAGCCTGATGCAAAGAACAGTGACGGTAGTAAAACAACAGCTATGTCTCGTGCAAAGCAACTAGCTAAGAAAGCTCGTGATGCACAAAAGAATGAAGCTGTGACCTATCACGGAAATCCTAATAAGGATGACGATGCTCGGAATGCTGCACGGAGAAGAAGACTTGCTAAGCAAGATAATAAAGTAAAACTAAAAGGATTTGGTCCAGATGCTGCTAAAGGTAATATGGGTAATCCAGCAGCTCGTGCAGCGCTTAAACCCACAAATGAGATCTCACAAGACCTGAAGAAACGTTATACTGATAAAGCAAAGTCTGATTACGGCCATCAACAATTCTCTGCAGATATTGCAAGAGAAATGGGTGCTAAAGATGCTGAGAAGTATCATAGACGTAAGCAAAGAAATCGTATGGCTGGTATTACAAAGGCAACAAGAGAATCAGTTGAACTTGAAGAAGCAACTTTATCAATTATGTGTGATCCTGCAACTGCAAAGCGGATGATGTCTGTATGTAAAGATAATAACGTCAATTGTAAAAAGCAAGGCAAATCATGTGTTTTGAATGGTAATCAAAGAGATATCTTGCGTGTCATGTATAAGATGAAGTTTCCAACAAACGTCTATCATGGTAAAATTAAAGAATCAATGGAGCTTGATGAAATGAAAGCAAATGCTGCATATACTAAAGCTGCAAAAGATATTAAAGCTTATGCGGCAAAAAATGGTGGAGTCGATAAGAAAGATATGATGAACTTTGCTGCAGACCTTGAGTTGATGGGTCGTGCACCAAATATTCTTCAGGCTGGTCGTATTCTTGATCGCATTAATAAGCGTTTTGGCGGATATGATACTGATGTGCGTGATCGTTTATCAATGTATCTTAAGAAGCATGGTTTGATGGAATCAGTTAATGAAGCTAAGTCGTTTGATCAAAAGTTTAAGGATCATTTAAAGTTTGCTACATCAAAATCACCTGCAGTTCAAGCTTATATGAAGAAGCGTGCAGCTGATCGTGATGCAATGAATAAAAAGAATGATCCAAATGCTGCTAAGAAAGGTTATGCGTTGAGTGCAGTACCACCTGAAAGAGCATTTAAGAAAGCTCGTAAGAAAGGTATGTCAGCATCTGATGCATCACAAGCAGTCGGAACAGCAAGTAGAAACCGTGGTAAAAAACTTCCAAAATGAAAAAGTTTAGACACCTAAGAAAACAACTTGGCGAGAAGATGCAATTCAAAGTTGACGTTGAAGGATTGCCACCAACCTTTATGACTGGTAGATCTACAGGTGAGATCCTCGCTAAGTTACGTAAGATTGTAAAGCAGCCTTCAATGATCAAGAGTGTCGAAAGACAAACTGATCATGATGTTAAAAAGACATATCGTGATCGTGCACAAGGTCGGGTTGATGAAGGATCTGAGACTTGGGAAGCTGGTTACAAGAGACGTGTAGTCAAAACTACAAAGCCTGAGCATAAGGAAAAAAGATATAACTGGAGAATCAAAGGCAAAGATCGTCCTGAGATTTCTATTAAGTTATATAAAGAAAAGCCTTCGCAGGCAGAGTTTAACAAACAAATGAGAAGGGTAGCTGGCCATGAGTTCGGTGGTTAAGTTTAAAAAGTTCTTTGAAGAAAAGGATCCACGTCTTGCACGTGCTGGTGTAAGTGGCTTTAATAAAGCAAAGCGTACTCCAAGTCATCCTACAAAGAGTCACATCGTTGTTGCTAAATCAGGCGATAAAGTTAAGACTATTCGCTTTGGACAGCAAGGTGCTGAAACTGCTGGTGATCCTAAAAAAGGTGAATCAGAAAGAATGAAGAAGAAGCGTGCATCATTTAAAGCACGCCATGGTAAAAACATTGCAAAGGGCAAAATGTCCGCTGCATATTGGGCAGACAAGGTTAAATGGTAATGGCCGAAAACACAAATAGCAGACTAGATAGAATCGAGAATAAACTCGACCAGCTCACAGAAGCAATGGTCGCTATGGCTCGTGCAGAAGAAAAGATCGCAAATCTTCAGCAAGATCAAAATAATATGTTTGAACGTTTAAACAGGCATTCAGAAAAACTAGATGGTATTTCTGACGATGTACACACGTGCAAGCAAACTATTGGAGTAATAAATAAATTATTCTGGGTAATAACGGTGGCCGTTATCGGGTCAATTGTAGTACAAATAATAGGAGCATCCTAATGGATAAAACACTAGAAGCGTTGACCCGCGCTTATCAAGAGGTCACAGAGGGACGATTTGTAATCCCTGAAGAAGTACCAGCAAATGAGCGTACTGCTTTCCATGGTGCTGCAGCCGCGGCGCATAAGTCTGGCAAATCACACTTTACTTTTGGTGGTAAGAAGTATCCTGTCACTATGAAGAAAGATACTGCAAAAGCAATTGCAGATAAGACTGAATGTCCACAGTGTGAAGGTAAGGGATGCGATCATTGCGACGGTAAAGGTTTCCATGAAGACGTTGAAATGCAAAAAGATGACGTTGTTTTAAAAGCTAAAAAGAAAAAGAAAGGCGAAGACGATCCAACTCAGAATAATGGCGAAACTGCAGTCATGAATCCTAAGTCTGAAAATAAAGTTACTACTGAATCAGTTAAGTCGGCAGACAAAAAGCCTGAAAAGTATGTTGGTCCTGACGGAAAAACAAAAGTTCGTATGGTACCAGTTGATAAAGAAATTGTTAAAAAGGAGTCTACTGATATGTCAATCAGAGATAAACTACTTGCTGTTTTAGAAGAAAAGCATAGTCCTAATCAAGACAAGGCTGAAAAGCCAGAAGATGCATTGAAAGGTGCTGGCGCTAAGCAAATGAAAGCTGATCTTGAAAATGGTGCCGAGTATGATGATACAGAAGAAAAAGGACATGATGATGCATCAAAAGCAGGTCGTGTAACAAAAACTTCTCCAAAGAACTCTACAGATAAAGATGCTCCTGGTGATAAGTCAGTGATTAATCCACCAGAAGATGTTACTAAGAAAGGTGGTGTGAAGGAATCATTCTCGAAAGAAGTTCATTCAATTGCAGCATCATATCAGTCAATGTATGAAATGGACGAAGGTGCGTGTGTTCGCGAAATGAAAAAGCTATATGCATCTAATTGTGCTAAGAATGAAATGTATAATAAAGTTCACGAAAAGTATGGCTGTTCAAAAGAACAATTTGAATCATTATACGCGCAATACTGTAAGTAAGGAGCAATCATGATTAAAGGTCCTAAGAACGCAATCCCAACCCTTAAAGGCTGGGTATCACCAAAAGGTGAACTACTCAAGGCACAGCGCATCACTCAGGCACAAATCGATGAGTGGTATGGTAAAGAAGAACCTGCTCCAGTAATGGAACAAGTAGCGGATGTAGTTTATGGTGGTGAAACAGTTGAAGTTGAGAAAGAAGAAGTTATTGCAGAGGAGGAGACTGAGTCAGTTCCTTCGGAAGCAAAGCCAGGACTCTTCTCAAGGATCTTTAAGCGATAAAGATATATAGTACTGTAATATTTTTTATGGTACTATAATGCTTATATTTAATGAGTTAACTGAAGACAATTTATTTCTATACGCAGCCAAACACTACGATAATCCGACGTTCTCGGATGTAGATGAATTTCATGAAGACTTAAAACGATTCAAGTATATTAAAAGACTTGTGAATCGTTACCTAGATAACGATGATCTAGCAGAAAGACTTATATTGAATCATCTGATCGTAGTGTTTAACGTATTTGGAATAGAAGCAGGTTTAAATATATTAAACCTAAAATTAGATGATAGGCATTGGCCAGTAATAAAACCATTTCTTATTTTTCTTCAGTATATTACAAATGAACAATATACTGAAATTGAGATGGATAAACTCGTGGTAGAAAGATTGAGACAGATTTAATGGGAATTGTAAAAAGAGCTGCTGACTTAGCGTTTACATTTAGATTTATTCGTATGCTAGTAATGGATTGGAAAAGCTGGGATGCTTATAAATTAGGAATCATCGATGATAAAGGTAAACGAATCAAGAATGCTTCAATCGATACAGATGAAAAGAAATCAGCTTATACTCCTTTTATTCGTCTTGCTGCCAATGTTAAGCGGTTGCTCTCCAAGATTCCAGGTGGAGGCACGAAGCTGGGAAGTTTCGCTGCAGCACTCTATCTAATCAAAGAAGATAATAATCTATCTGAAAAACAATTAACTAAAATTATCGAAGAATTTGGTTTTGAACCATTTGATTTTTTAGTTGAGCAAAATGAATGGTTTGTTCTTCAAGATAAAATGTTATCTCCAGGTATATACAAATTATCTGAAGATAAAGTCCTGAATGGAACATATGATGATATCGTAAATGCTAAAGATCAAATACGAATTAGTGAAGAATGTTATCCGGTGGGAGATGTGTTCGGTATAGATATATACGAGGCAGAACATATTCGCACACGCAAGAAAGTGTACATCAGCGTTAACGAGATTTACAAATGAACGAAAAATCACAAGGCCTTTGGGCTAATATCCACGCTAAAAGACGTCGTGGTGAAAAGATGAGAAAGAAAGGCGAGAAAGGTGCACCAACACCTGACGCTATTCGTTCAGCACAAAAAGAAGAGATGACTACTACAGCATCCATCCCCAACCCAGCGCAAACTGCAATGGGTCCACGCCTCAAGACTACTCATGTCACTGATCGTCGTCGTAGAAAAGATCAGGTTCCGACTCTATTGAAAAGATTTAGAAAGTACGTCGAAGAAAAACAATGATCCGAATTTATTTAATGCTTATAGTTTTGGCCGTCTTAGGCTCTGTTGGTTACGGAGCCATGTGGTATTATAAAGATACACAACAAAGACTTGCCACCCTCAGAGAAAATAATGCCAAACTAGAAGTTGCTGTTGAAACTGCCGAACAAAGTATGAATACAATGAAAGATGAAATGGCACGTAACCAAGAATTAATGAAAGATCTTTCTGCAAGATTGCGGAAAGCTGAAGCTTATGGTGATGATCTAAGAAATAAATTAAGACAATTAGATCTAGTACAAGATGCAATTAAAGATGCTATGAAACTAGAAGGTAAGATGAATGGTGCAACAGCAAAACTATGGCGTTCGATCATTGCCGATACTGGTGGTACTCCTGACCCTAATCTCCCTGAGTGGCTGCAGCCTAATGCCGGCACCGGAACCGGAAGTCAAAGTAGTGACAAAGGTGGAGAAAACAGTAATACCGACGGTGTCTCGGCCGAAACCAGTACAGTTAACTGATACTAAAGTTTACGTCGTTACAAAAGATAATCTAGATGAATTCATAAAAGAGTTTTCTGAGCTCCACGGTGAAGTAGCATTCGTTGCTTTATCAATGCGTGATTACGAAAACCTTGCTTTGAATATCAGTGAACTAAGAAGATATATAAACCAACAAACTGAAATCATAATCTACTACGAAGAAGCGGTCCAACCAGAAGCTCAACAAAAGCAAAATAGTAATTAGTAGTTTACGAATTATGTAACTTAGTGTATAATACCCCTTTACACGAGGCAATTAATTAATGTTAAAAATCGATAAGAAACGAGATGACCTATTAACAGACTATGCAGTAGGGATGCTCAAAGATTTCTATATGCGCGGTCATGAAAAGTCTCCACAAGAAGCATACATGCGCGCATCTAAAGCATGGTCAACATATCAAGGAATAATGGATGAAAGATTGGCTGAACGTCTTTATGATTACGTATCTCGCCGTTGGTTTATGTTTGCCAGTCCAGTGTTATCTAACGCACCAAATGGTGTCGCAAATGATAAGGGACTACCAATATCGTGTTTCCTTACGTATGTTCCAGACACATTGGACGGTCTTATTGATCACAGTTCTGAACTTCGGTGGCTTTCTGTACTTGGTGGTGGCGTTGGTGGACATTGGTCGTCTGTAAGAACAGTATCCGATAAAGCACCTGGACCGATTCCGTTTCTTCATACTGTCGATGCTGACATGATTGCTTATCGTCAAGGTAAGACACGTAAGGGATCTTACGCTGCTTACATGGATGTGTCTCACCCAGATATTGTTGAGTTCCTCAATATGAGAATTCCGACTGGTGATGTACAACGTAAAGCCCTGAATCTACATAATGCAATTAATATTACAGATGCATTTATGCAGGCCGTGATAGATAATAAAGATTGGGATCTAGTTGATCCTGGTAAAGGCAAGGTTGCTGAAACAGTGAATGCTCGTAAGTTGTGGGAACGTATTATCGAAGTTCGTTTCCGTACAGGCGAGCCTTATTTGAATTTTATTGATGAAGCAAATAGACATTTGCCTCAAGCTCTGAAGGATAAAGGGTTAAAGATCCATGGCTCAAACTTATGTAATGAGATTCATCTACCTACCGGCGCTGATCGTACTGCGGTGTGTTGCCTATCATCTCTCAATCTGGAGTTCTACGATGAGTGGAAGAATACCACTATTGTCGAAGATCTCATCACGATGCTGGACAACGTACTTGAGTACTTTATTGAAAACGCACCAGATGAAATTGCACGAGCTCGTTATTCTGCAGAAAGAGAACGATCAATTGGTCTGGGAGCGATGGGCTTCCACTCACTACTCCACAAACATGGCGTTGCTTGGGAGAGTGCTCATGCTCAAGAGATCAATAAAGTTGTCTTTAATACAATCAAGACTAAAGCAGTTGCGCAATCTGAAAAGCTTGCATTAGAAAGAGGAGAATATCCTGATGGACTTGGTACCGGCTTACGTTTCGCTCACTTATTGGCAATTGCTCCTAACGCAAGTTCTGGACTTATCCTTGGGACATCGCCCTCAATCGAGCCTCTCAAGGCGAATGCATACACACATCGAACTCGTGCAGGGTCGCATCTTGTAAAAAATGTGTATCTTGAACCGGTTCTTGAAGCACATGGTATAAATAATGAAGCAACCTGGTCGTCGATTATCACTAACAAAGGGTCGGTGCAACACCTTCCGGAACTCACTGAGGGTGAGAAAGCAGTTTTTAAGACTGCGCAGGAACTCGATCAGTCTTGGGTTGTACAACATGCCGCTGACCGCCAACCATTTATTTGTCAAGGCCAGTCGGTTAACCTATTCTTCCCTGCGGGTGCGGACAAAGCTTATGTCAATAAAGTCCACCTCAAGGCTTGGAAAGAAAAGCTTAAGGGATTATACTATCTACGGACTGAAGCTAAATCTCGGGCTGAGAACGTTTCAGAAAAAGTAGAACGAGTTGCGTTACAGGATGATATGAGAACTTTAGTTTACGGTAAGGCAAATTGTCCTTTCTGTGCTCAAGCTAAAGACGAACTCGAAATGCGTGGCGTTCACTATGAGTATATTGATCTAGAAGAAATCGGCAAGACTGCAGCAGAAGTCACAGGCCGTAAAGTAAAAACAGTTCCACAAATCTACATTGAAGGTCAATACGTTGGCGGATATGACGAATTGATGGAACATTTCAATAAACCAATCACACTAGAAACAGACGAATGCCGAGCGTGCGAGGGATAAATGTCACTATTAAATATTTCAAAAACATATAAGCCGTTTAACTATCCATGGGCCGTTGAGCTTACTAAGAAGCATGAGGAGATTCATTGGATTGAAGATGAGGCTGAACTATCAGAAGACGTACAAGATTGGAGAACCAAGCTTGATGATTCTGAAAAAGAATTTATTACACAAGTACTCAGACTCTTTACACAATCTGATGTTCAGGTTGGTGAAAACTATCATGAGTTTTTGATTCCTAAATTTAAGAACAACGAAGTACGTAACATGTTGTCATCTTTTGCATCACGCGAAGGTGTACACCAGAGAGCGTATGCTTTGTTGAATGACACACTTGGTTTACCAGATGAGGAATATCATGCGTTTCTCGAATATAAAGAAATGGCTGACAAAATTGACTTCATGTCGAATGGAGATACTAGCAGTCACGGTGGCCTTGCTCTTGCTTTGGCACAATCTGTATTTAATGAAGGCCTAGCAGTCTTTGCATCGTTTGTAATGCTACTTAACTTCCAACGTTTCGGTAAGATGAAAGGTATGGGTACTATTGTTGAGTGGTCTATCCGTGATGAGACATTGCACGTACAAGGTAACTCAAAGCTATTCCGTGAGTTCTGTGAAGAACATCCACGGATTGTCAATGACGAACTTAAATCAAAGATCTATACTATGGCACGTAATGCAGTCAAGCTTGAAGACAAGTTTATTGACCTAGCATATAATGGTCATGATGTTCAAGGTTTGACAAAAGAAGAAGTCAAGCAATACATCCGTCATATTGCTGACCGTCGGTTACTGCAGCTTGGTATGAAGCCAAAGTTTGGAGTCAAAGACAATCCACTTCCATGGCTGGATTGGGTATTGAATGGTGCATCTCATGATAATTTCTTTGAGAAGCGTGTAACTGAATACTCAGTTAACGGTATGGAAGGCGACTGGGGCTGGGAAAACGTTGCATGAATACATGGAGAATAATGTGTGAGGAATGTGATACTGAGTCGCATGTTGTCATTGAGGGACACGCTGACGTATCATTTTGCCCCGCTTGTGGCCGCCGTGTTGAACCGGAGGATCTATCCGAAGGGGATGATATATAAATGCATGTGGTTATATGAAGACAAACCTTTCCTTGACACGCCAGATGAATACCAGGGCTTCGTGTATCAAATCACGGAGCTCGATACCGGTAAGAAATACATCGGTAAAAAATTCTTCTGGCGTCCCAAGGTACTACCAGTTACAAAAACTCGTAAACGCCGAGTCCGTACTCGAGTTGAGTCAGATTGGCGTGATTATTTTGGTTCGAGCGTCGAAGTCCAGCGACTTGTGGAATCCAAAGGACACGACAATTACAAAAGAGAAATCCTAAAGCTTTGTAGGACCAAGGGCGAATGCTCTTACTATGAAGCAAAACTTCAATTTGAACATGACGTTCTACTCTCAGATGAATATTACAATGCTTTCATTGGTTGTAAAATTCATGCATCACACTTAAAAAAATAGTGTACATTTCCTAAGTTTCGCTGTATAATAGATTAGTTGTTCACCGGGCAGATGGAGTACCCATGATTATTATTGACTATAATGGTATCGCCTTAGGTTCTATCGTTGTTCAAAAAGAATTGAATGAAGATATGATCAGGCATATGATTTTGAATACCATACGTATGTATCGTTCTAAGTTTCACAAAGAATATGGTGAGGTAGTGATTGCTGCTGATGGACCTAATAACTGGAGACGTGGTGCTTTTCCTCAGTACAAAGCAAACCGTCGTAAGAATCGTGAAGAGTCTACCTTTGATTGGGGTGAAGCATTCCGCATTCTCAATATGGTACGTGAAGAGATCCGTGAGAATATGCCCTATAAAGTAGTTCATATCGAAGGTTGTGAGGCCGATGATGTGATTGGTACTCTTGTAGAGAATACAAATGAATTTGGTAACTATGAACCTGTTATGATTATTTCAGCCGATAAAGACTTTGCTCAATTACAGAGATTCGATCATGTTGCACAGTTCTCACCACTTACTAAGAAATTTATCAAGGAAGACCATGCACGTCTTAAGCTTGCAGAACATATTGCAAAGGGTGACGCAGGTGATGGTGTTCCTAATGTATTATCTGATGATAACGTATTTGTCGAAGGTCTACGTCAGACTCCAGTTACTAAGAAGAAGTTATGTGAGATCTTGGATGGTGTGGAAGCGACCGATACTTCGAAACCATGGTGGAGGAACTGGCAACGTAATCAAATGTTGATTGATCTAACTCGAACACCAACACATCTAAAAGAATCTATCTTAGAATCGTTTAATAAACAGGATCCATGGAACAACAAAGGTAAGGTACTTCCATACCTAATAAATAAACAATGCAAAATGTTGATTGAATGCATAGAGGAATTTATCTAATGGCTTTATTACCATTCGAAGTCTTCGAAAAACTAAACGAAGCAAAAAATAAAAAAGAGCGTGTAGCATTATTGAAGCAACACGAATCATGGGCATTGAAAGATATTATCCGTGGTGCAATGGATAATACTATTAAGTGGAATCTACCTGGTGGTACTCCTCCTTATACGGCTGCTGAAGAGCAATCAGCGCCGTCGTCTCTTCTACGTGAAAATAAAAAGTTTATTTACTTTGTGCATGGTGGAAAAGGCGACAGTCTTCCTGCGTTCAAACGTGAGCGTATCTTTATTGGTGTGCTAGAAGGTATCCATCCTAAAGATGCAGAATTAGTTGTTAACATGATCAATAAAGTAACGCCAAAACCATTGACACGACCAATTGTGAATGAAGCATTTCCTGGTTTACTTAAAGACTAATACGTGGTATAATATACATTATGAATCTTTTTATCCTTGACACAGATCCAGATAAAGCAGCTCGTCTTCAATGTGACAAACACGTTGTCAAGATGGTTGTCGAATCAGCGCAAATGCTATCAACTGCACATCGTGTGCTTGATGGTATCGAAATTTTACGGCCTTCAAAGTCCGGTAAAACAAATCAAAAGTATTGGCGTTTGACCGGTGCACGTGAAGAAAATCTTTACAGTGCAGTACATGTCGGTCATCCATGCACACAATGGACAATGGAATCAACTACTAATTATGGTTGGCACCTTGTTCATTTTGTTGCTCTTTGTGATGAATACACTTATCGTTATGGTAAAGTGCACAAATCATCAGAATTGATTCCACATCTAATGGAATTACCACGGAATATTAAAGAAGGACCAATGACACCATTCCGATTGGCAATGGGTTCAAATCCTGAATGTATGTTCCACGATGATCCAGTGAAATCTTATAGAATGTTCTATCAAACAAAACAAGAAAGGTTCAGCATGAACTGGACCAAACGACCAATTCCGGAGTGGTTTAATGGGAGTCAGAGACAAGATCAAAGTCAGAATGGACAAATTACAGGAAATGATGGAGTCCAACAAACACTTAGAGAGACAGTTTGAAGTTGATGAGCACATATATACTATTACTAAATTCTGGTCTGTCTTATCAGAAGAAGATAAAGATTACATACACGCCTGCAGACATGCACTAGAATATCAATCAAGGTGGGAGATAGAAGAGTAATGCCAACATATGTTTTAAGGAATGAAGAAACCGGAGATGAGTTTGAGCAAACATGTTCATACGAGACTCTACAAAAAATGTTAGAAGCAGAACCAAATTTAAAACATTTGTTGAAAGCACCTAATATGGTAACTGATACTAAAAGTGTTATGACTCGTGCAGGATCAGAATGGCAAGATCATTTAAAAAATATTAAGAAAGGAAGTGGACGTGGTAACACGATTAAAGTATGAGAACCTTTGAAAAAGTTGATATTAATTTAGGTTACGATGATCTAGATGCACAAATTTTAAACAATAAACGTATATATAATACGCCAGACGGAGATTTCCCGTCCGTCACGTCGGTGCTTTCAATCCTTAACGAAGAAGCCATTGCAAAATGGCGTGAGCGCGTTGGTGAAGAAGAAGCGAATCGGGTAAGTGGTCGTGCCGCCTCACGGGGTACGAAAGTTCATTCAATCATTGAGGATTACTTGGATGGAAAAGATACAACAGAATATCTGCCGCATATCAGACAAAGTCTCGCGAACGTTCAGCCGATCTTGGACAATCGGATCGGACGTATCTTTGGGATTGAAGTTCCTTTATATAGTCGTCACCTGGGTTTGGCTGGGCGTTGCGACTGTATTGGCGAGTTCGATGGTGTAGTTTCAATTTTAGATTGGAAGACATCACGATATCCCAAGAAAAAGGAAAAGATCTCAAATTACTTCTGTCAAATGGCTGCTTATGCAATCATGTTTGAAGAAAGGACTGGGATGCCTGTCACAAATCTGGCCGTCGTCATGGACGTAGACGGCCACGAACCTCTTGTATTCAAAGAGCATCGTGATAACTGGACAGAGATGCTACATAATACTATTAAAGAATATAATTCCCGTAAGTTTTGGCCATAAGTTATTGATATTTAAGTAAACATTAATGTTACAAAAATGTATCAAAACTGTGTACTTATCCTGAAGATTTGGTATAATGGTACCATAATCAATGAGGAGATACATTATGAATATGACAATCAACGAGTTCTTGGCAAACCCACTGGCTACTGAAAACGATTGCTTTGGTTTCTTTGACTGGTTCTGCCGTGACAAAGGTTTAAAGTCACGCATGCTCAAGCTCAAAGGTCGTGTTGCTTATCTTGTAAAGATGGGTGTTATCGATGGTGATAAGAACTATGTGATCTTCAAGAACAATTGCCCTGGCGTTGGTTCTTTGTATGATGACTTCCGTGTTATCGATATCGAGACAGATGAAATGATCTGTGGTGTTGCACCTTCGCTTGGCTACGACCACCTAAAAGGTAAGTGTGAGTTCTGGAAGTTCGAAGAGAAAGATGGTAAGCGTGAGCTTGTTGAGTTCATGTTCAAAGATTACAAGACTTTCAAGAATGCAGTGAAAAATGGAGAGATTACAGTATGAATATTTCAAACGAATTCAAAAAGGTTCTGATGGATGGCATTGCAAAGAATGCCTTTGACGATGAGCAGATCAAGAATTTTGAGACTGCTTTGTTTGAGTACGAGTCATCACTCAAGTCTGTTCAGATGCTAACCGTTTACATGGCGCATCTGATCAAGATGGAAGAGTATCGGGAGGCTTCGTGAAGAAGCCCTCTGATGACGTCACTCTCATCAAGACCACTGGCTATGTCTACTACATTAAGTGGATAGCCACGGTCTTTGTTTTAATTGCAGTTGCATGTAGGTCTGTAGATGAAGTCCCTCGAATTTACGATGTTGTTTTTAGCTGGCTTGGGACTGCAGGTTGGCTATATGTATCTCTTGCTTGGAAAGACCGAGCTCTTATTATTCTTAATTCCGTGATGGGCTTTATGCTCTTCACCGCACTACTTAGGCATCTATTATGAAGAAACCAGATCGCGTAGCAGACAACAAAATGACAATGGCATATGGTGACAACGTTGCTGCTCCAGCGATCACGTTGCCTGACACAAAAGACTATCGTGAAGTCAAGGTTAAGGAAGCACAGAATAAACTCAAGACTCGGTACGAAGAGCTTGAACAAGAATTTAAGAAACTGGTAGAGACTGCTGCAGATAATGAGCTAATCTACCAGGCAAATATACGGTTTAACCCAAAAGTTGGCGAAGTCTACCATCTCTATAGAAATTATGATGGCGAAACTTGGGTTAGCATGATTGCTCCACACGAATGGGGCAAAGGTTATGAATTTGAATTTCTCGGTAGTTTTAGACTTGCTACCGATTCAGTATGGATAAGAGAGGAATAATATGATATATGTAGATATGGATGGCGTAATCGCCGACTTCTTCGGAGGCCTCGAACGGTTTCACGGAGTACCACATTGGAAACAAGTAAAAGAAAAATCGATTCTTGATCTTCAAGGAACAAACTTCTTTTACACACTTGATCCGTTTGAAACGTCTGAACAATTAATTCAGCACGTGCGTGAGATCACGCGCGGAGAAGACTGGGCAATTAATACATCACCATTACGTGGTGATCGTGATAACTCAGCCTACTGGAAACGTCGTTGGTTAGAAGAACATGGATGGTTTCCAGGTGCTGATCGGTTTATCGTGACTGGTCGCAAAGAAAACTATGCAACAAATCCACTTGATGGAATGCCAAATATCTTGATTGATGACAAGCCATCTAACATTAGAGCATGGGAATCTAAAGGTGGTATCGGTATTCGGTATCAAGCAAATGAAGACGATCTTGAAGAATATTTGTTCGCTAGACTTGAAGAAGTGTATAAATAGATAATATTCACTTTTTCGAGATAAGAGTATGGCATCAAAAAGTTTAAACCTAGCAAAACTAGTTCGTGATTTAAATACTGACGGAAACATTACAGCATCAGGCCTTGCTGAAGGTGCAGGAGGTGGACTAGATTCGACCGGAGTTACTGGTATGTTAACTTCTGGCTCATACGCGACTCAATCGTATGTTACTACACAGGTGAATAATTTAGTTGATGGTGCACCTGGTACACTAGATACGTTAAATGAAATTGCTGCAGCATTAAATGATGATAGTGATGCTTATAATACATTACTAAGTCTTATTAATGCAAAAGTAGATTCTGCTGCTGTTTTAGGAATTATTGATAGCGCTTATATTGAAGGTATTGTAGATAGCGCTTATATTGAAGGTATTGTAGATAGCGCTTACGTTATTGCTCGTCAATCAAATGCTGCTGATCCTGTAGTTAGTGGTTGGGGTGATTCATATGCTACTTTATATCTAGCATTAACAAGTGGTACTAAGACATCTATTACAAATGATGGAAGTGAATACTTGCTCAATACAGATATCGATAATGCGAGTGATGGTGATATCTTAGTACTAGCACCAGGAACATACAAAGTTGATGCAACTGTACCATCTGGTGAAACTTATTATTCAGATCCATTTAGAACAAAGGAAATTGCTATTGTCGGTAATGGCGATTCATCAAATGCTGTTGTTCTTACAATTGATCATACCTCTGCTCGTGATAAGCCTATTTTTGGTGGCGGAACGAGCGGTAAAAACCATTTGGCTAACATGAGAATAGTACGTAACGATACATCAACTACAAACTATGTTTCTGCGTTGGTTAGAGGTACATCTAATGGAGATGGCTGTGGATTTATGCGTAATGTAATATTTGATAATAATAATGGTGATGTCTCTTGGGTATATGATAACGGAAATACAAGTACGAACCGTGTCAGATTTGATCATTGTTCATTTGTTAATTATAATACATGGAAATCTAGATACTCAGGTAGTACTACTCATGTTAGAGTTACTAATTGCGCGTTTGATGATACTCGTAATACTACGGATGCAACATTTTTAGCTAACGCAGCTGCTAACCCAGCTAGCGTAACATTTGATGCATCTTATGATTATAGTCCAAATACTACATACGGACATAAGTCTGGTAGAAACATCGCCTCGTTGTCGATTAGTAATAGCTAATAAGGATAAAAGATGACTCGTGCAAGATTACTAAGTAAATTAGCAAAAGATATTGATGATGATGGAAACATTACACAAACCGGTTTAGCTGATGGTGTTGGAGGTGGCGGAGGATTAGACTCAGCTGCAATTACAAGTTTAATCGATTCAGATTATGTTGTTGATAGAACGACCGGTGCTATCATTGCATATAATACAATTTTATCAGGAGATGATTAATGGCTAATCCGAATATATTCAATGCCACATCAGTCAAGGGATTTAGTACAACTAATACTTTAACCAGTGCAAGTGCTACAACTATTTTGCAAAATAGTGCATCTAGTGGAAAGTTAGTTGTTATTAAATCATTATATATTACCAATATGGATAGTGCTAGTGGATCTTCTTATACAATCGATCTTGTAGCAAATGACGGAAATAATGATGGTAATCTTACAAAAAATTTAAGTGTTCCACCAGCAACTACAATTCAAGTAATTGACAAGCCAGTTTACTTAGAAGAAAATAGTACGCTGAATGCTACACCAAGCAGTGCTAACTTTTTAGATTACGTAATTTCTTTCCAAGAGATAAGCTAATGTCAGGTCGTCGCGACGCAAACCGTGGATTTATTGGCAAGACCAGACAAACAACTGGTGGTATACGTTCATTAGTATTTCAAGAACTAGTTGAAATGAGTGCTGATAGTGATCGAGTTAATGCTCCAGTGGACCCGACGGTTGATTTCCTAATACAAGCCGGCGGAGGTGGAGGTGGTGTAGGTGGTGCTGGATATCCCGGTGGCGGTGGAGGCGCTGGTTCTTTAAGGACTACTTGGTCAACAGATGGTCAAGGTGGTGGTAACACAAAAGACACGACTTTAACATTAAGTGCTGGTACAGTAATTACAGTAACAGTAGGCGGAGGTGGCGCCGGAAATAATACGGACGGCACTGCGTCATCTATTCAGTACGGAGGCACCACGATATCTACTACTGGTGGTGCGGGTGCTCCAAGTTATAATAATGATGGTGATGATGGTGGTTGCGGTGCTGGTGCTGGATCAACTCGTAATACACAAGCACAATATTCCGGAGGATCCTCATCGGATGGATATGGATATTCTGGTGGTGCAAGTGATCCAGACGGACATGATAACGACGGAAATATTGCATCTGGTGGAGGCGGTGGTACTGGTCAAGCTGGTGAAGTAGCTGGTACAGATGCCGATGGTCATGGGGGTGATGGTGGTAACGGTGTTATAACAACTATTATATCATCATCAAATGCTACTTCCAATAGTGTCGGCGAAGTTTCAGGTTCGAATGTATACTTTGGTGGCGGTGGTGCCGGTGGAACATTTAATCAAACTGGTGGTACTGGCGGTTTAGGCGGAGGCGGTAATGGTTCTTCGTATAATAATGCTGGAAGCAACGGAACTGCAAATACTGGCGGCGGTGCAGGTGGGGGGCATAGTGGTACACCAACTGGTGGATCTGGAGTGGTAATTCTAAGATGCAGTCAAGCAGCATCGACAACAACAGGATCCCCTGCTTCAGTAACTGAAGGCAGTGATACAATTTATATTTTTACTGGCAGCGGGAGTTTAACAATATAATGGCACATTTTGCGAAACTAAACACTAACAATATTGTAACTGCAGTTTATGTTATTAATAACAATGTGTTACTTGATAGTAATAATGTAGAACAAGAATCATTAGGTATCTCGTTTTGCGAATCACTCTATACAACTGGAAAATATATACAAACTAGTTACAATGGAAACTTCCGTAAAAATTATGCCGGTATTGGGTATTCGTACGATTCTGATAGAGACGCATTTATTCCACCACAACCGCTCGGAAACTATATTCTAGATTCCGATACATGTTTATGGGTTATAGACTCAGCATAAGAGAAAAAATATGAGCCGTTCAAGACTACTAAGTAAATTAGCAAAAGATATTGATGATGATGGAAACATTACACAAACTGGTTTAGCTGATGGTGTTGGAGGTGGTGGCGTCACAGTATATGCCACTCGTTCTAGTTTACCATCTTCTGGTAATACTGCCGGCGATCAAGCATTTGTAACAGATAACAGTCGGTTATATATCTGGAATGGTAGTGGTTGGTATAATGTTGCATTATTAAATCTTGCACCAAGTATTACATCGGTTGCAGATTCAGATGGCATTACAACTCCATTTACATTATCAGCTGAAGGTACAGTAACTACAATTACGATTACTGCCACTGACTCTGATGGCGATCCATTAACTTATGAATCTAGTGCCGATAGTGACTTTAGTGGAATTGCTACATTATCTCAGTCAAGTAACGTCTTTACTATTACACCATTGAGTGAAGATTCTGCCACAACTACATCCGGTACAATTACATTTACTGCTACCGATGGTGTTAATACGGCATCATCTGGTGTGCAGACGTTTACGCTGAACTTTGTTTCTCCGCTATGGAAGAATGTTGTACATAGTATCGGCCATTCAGATGGTCAAGGTGCTACAACTGCAGCCGTAGCAGATCGATCTGGGAATGGGTATGCAATTGGTATTAATAGTGCATCTGGGTATCCAGCTCAAGGATCTTTCCATCCTTATTTAGATAATTGGGGTGTCTTCTTTGATGGATCTGATGACGCATTAATTATTGCTGATGATGCAAATTTAGAATATAGCAATAACGATTTCTGTGTAGAAGGTTGGATATGCCCAACATCAGATAATTATAGTTCGAATCATGGATGTATTTTTACCAAAAGTAGTAGTGGTGTATATGCACCGTTAAATATTTACACCGATGGATCTACGATATGTGTTTATATGAGTTCTACTGGTAGTAGTTTTGATATTGTCAATGGATCAGATATTGGTAGTGTAAATTTGGGGCAGTGGCATCATTTTGCAGTTGTAAGATCCGGATCTACTATATCTGGATATGTTGACGGAACTCGTGGTTGGACTATTACTACCTCTGCAACTCTTACTAATAATAATCGTGGATTTGGTATTGGTGCTCGTGCAACTACATATGATCAGGATTACACGGGCTTTATTTCAAATTTAAGATATGTATTAGGATCTGCAGTATATGATCCTAGCCAAACATCAATTACAGTTCCAACAAGTAAACTTACAGCAATTACTAATACTAAATTGCTGTTATGTCAATCAAATCGTTTTGTTGATAACAGTGGAAATAATTATACTATTACTACTAATAGTACACCAAAAATCTCTGCCTTCAACCCATTTGGTCAAGGCTCTGAGTATGAGCGGAATAATCGCTACGGATCACTATGGTTTGGTGATGCAGACAATAATGCATCAATTCAAGTTACAGATGGAACTGTAACAGATTTTGGTACAGATGATTTTACTATTGAGTTTTGGTTCTATCCTTCAGGAACAATTGCGACATCAACCTACACAATTGTAAATGGGTTTAATAATCCAGGTACATCTGGAACCGCTGAATTTCACATTCAAACGTCTGGTAACAACAAGCGATTGCAATGGAACGCGTTCGTCAGTGCTTGGCAGACACTTGCATATTCGGATACAAACTGGTCACCATATGCATGGACGCATGCTGCATTTGTACGAAACGGCACCAGTTGTAAAATTTATCAAAATGGTGTAGAAGTTGCATCGGCATCAGTTTCATCCAATCAATCATTTAATAATGATTTTAGTTATACTCGTATTGGATGTAATGCAGCCAATACTTCTGAATTCAGGGGTTATCTTGCCGATTTTAGGATTACAAAGGGTACTGCGGTTTATACTTCAGCCTTCACAGCTCCTGCAGATAAGGTAGGTGCAGGATCTTCTGAAGTATGGTTACCGATGGATAACGGATATATTTACGATAAAGCTGGAAACAGTAACATTCTGAATAATAGTTCTACTGTTGATAACACATATTCTAAATTTGGATCGTTTGCTTATAAGGGTGCAAGATTTAATTTACCAATTGGTATAGAGGCTGATAAGTGGACATTGGAATTCTGGTGGAGAGGAACTGGCGCTGGTGATTATTTTAACTTATATAATTCAGCCGGAACTATTAAAATGCGCTTATTAATGCAAGTTGATTATGGAACAAATTATAAGTATAGAATAGGATTTACTGGCGGTGTCAGTAATAAATCTGGAGGTCAATTTGCAGATGGATGGAACCACGTTGCGCTAGTAAAAAATGGAGGAACTACTGTTTACCTATATGAAAATGGCGCCTACAAAGGTAGTCAAAGTTATGGTTCAGAGGACATTACTAGTTCTGGTGGTTATATTATATTTGGTTCTAATCATTGGTATGAGAATATTCAATTCTTAGTGGGTACGGCAAAGTATACTGGAACCGGATCTGGAACATTTACAGCACCAACAGTAGAACAAGGTTACGGCACTCAGACAACTGGTACAGCGAGTTAATAAGTGTTTACATAAATACAAAAACATAGTATAATAGAGAGAGGTTAAAAATGGGAGAGGAACTAGAAAAAGCTGGATATCATCCAGCAGATACAAATGGCGATGGCCAAGTATCTGATGAAGAACGTGAAATGTATTTGGAGTTCAAGCGTAAAGAAATGGAAGATGCTGATGCACAACGCGATGCCATTCGCCAAATGGCTTGGTTTGCACTTTTTGGACTGTTATTGTATCCATTAGGGATATTCATAACTTCGTTATTTGGATTAGATAAAGCAGCAGATTTAATTGCTGATATTGCACCAACATACTTTGCATCGATTGCAGTTTTGGTGTCAGCATTTTTTGGAGCTGATGCTTTAAAGAAAAAATAAATGTGGGTATTATTAGTTATGATGATGACCTCAGGGCCAAATCCTGAGGTCATCGCTTATGACCAAGGATGGTACACAAGCTGGGGTGAATGCAGGGACATCGGGAAAGCTATGACCGATGAGCTCGATGGAAAATATACATATACATGTGTTGAATGGAAAAAGCGTTAATTTATGAAACGAATGATATATCAGGTTTACGTTGGTAAGCCTTCTAGATTATATGATCACTGCACTTCATCAGTTGCAGCATATTGTAAAGAGCATGGCATCGACCATGTAATTCAGAAAACTCCTATCTTAAGAATCAAGCCAGATGTATTCGCTACTAATCGATCTAAAGAATCATATGAAAAACACGGTGGGTTCTTACCGATCTATGAAAAAGAGAATGCGCTTGACTACTTTCATCAATACGACCAAATTTGTATTGTTGATGCTGACATTTATATCCGCCCTTCATCTCCTAATATATTTGATCAACTAGATCCAAATACAGATTTTGCAGGCGTTATTGAACGTGAGATGCCAATACATGATTGGTATAAACAGAAAATCAAAAACTATTCAGCTATGCAATATCAAGGCCTTAGTAAAAAGGTAGATTTTGCACCTAATAATTTAGGTTACGAATTTTACAATATGGGTTTGATGCTGATGAATAAAAGCATTACTCAAAAAATGAAAGCTCCAAATGCAAGGGCATTTATTAACAGATCTGATTTTAAAGATTTTGTTGATGGTCTTGGTGCGTGGAAATGGTCGACGGATCAAACTCTATTAAATTATTGGGTAAGAAAAGATAATGTAGTTCAGCAGCATTTAGACTGGAAGTGGAACGCATTATACACTGCAGTAAAGAATCCAAAAGAAGCGCATTTTGTGCATTTCTTTTTGAAAGATAAGTTACCTAATCGTGGTGAAAATGTTGAAGAGCTAATGGAACAAATACTATGAAACATATCGCGATAAGATCTAAAAGTTTAAACAAAGATGCTCCATATACTACACCTGGTCTTGGCGATAGATTACATGCTGCTCATATGGCGTATGTTTATAGTAAAAAACATAATACCCCGGTAACACTTCATTTGACAGATGATAAATGGAGTATATCAAAGGGATATGCTAATGATATGAAAATAAAATCTTGGAATGAAATTTTAAATCTTTTTGAAGGTTCACCTGTATATGTAAAAGCGCACCAAGTAGAAAATTTATCTGAAGCAAACTGGATCAATTACTTATTAGATAAAGGAATAGACGCACAAACATATTACTATAGCGATACCAATTTTAGATTTAATAAACAACCATTAGAAATGTTTGATGCATCAAATTATTTAGGCTATCCACAATTAAAAGTAAATGGCGATCTAGATCTTCCACAAAAATTTGTTACAGCTCAATTTGATTCAAACAATGTTCCTTACTGGAAAGATGATCCTACTGATTCAAGAAAAATACCATTTCTTAAAGTAGAGGCCATTTTAAATCAATATAAATCATTAGGATATGAGATTTTATTTATCGGCGGAGATGCTGAAAATAAATTACTCAATGGACCTGGCTGTTTAAAGAATGTTGCGTATGCAATGTCTAAAGCTGATTATCATATAGGAACAGATTCTGGATTTTTTCATTTAGCATCGATGTGTATGAAACAAAATCAAATTAAAATATTTACGCGCGGTTATATGTCGCATCATACAGCTAGAGCCTCATCTAAAGGCGTAAAGGTTGAGAAAGTGTAATTATGAAAAATATTATTCTACAACATTATACTGGAATAACCACTCCCTTAGAAGATTTTTCCATTAAAAACATTAAAAAATATGCTACTAAATTAAACGTTGAATATAAATTCATTGAGGGTGATGTTTTTGATCCGAGCTTAACTCATCCTTGTCAAAAACTCATCATGTTAGATAAACAGTTTGATGACTATGATACAGTTGTTATGTTTGACATCGATATGTTCACACGCAAGGGAATGAATGAGAATATCTTTGAAGTTCCTGGAATTGGTATGCATACAGAATTTCAAGCGTCATTACATCAAAAAATGAAATCTAGAAAACCCCACCTTACCAATATGAATTTTCCTTATTGGGGTGGAGCTGTCTGGAAGCTTACAAGAGAACAAAGGCAATTATTAAGAAAAGGTCTAGGATCTTGGGTAAAAGAATTTAGTGGACAATATGAAGATGAAGGTATTATGCATCGGCTAGCAACATTAGCAAATTTTAAACCAGCCGAACCATATTTGCCTAATAATTTTCATTGGTGTCATTGCAGTTACAGAAAGGGAATTCAATCTGCAGCAATGATTCACATTAGAACTAAAGTAACACCTACAGGTCCTACAACTTTAAAAATTAATAATTATAATAACATGGTTAGACAAGGGCTTATTGAAGAATGAATGTAGTAAAGAATCCAAATAATTTATTAACATATAAACGATTCGACGTTGTTATTAAATATTTGTACGCATCAAATTTGTCAAGTAAATTTTATAAAAATATGTACGAGACCCATCTAAAAGTTTGGAACGGTTTTTATGAAGGTACTCCAAGAAAAAGAGGGTTTCAAGACTTTGATAACGCATTTAAGTCTATCATTAATAATACTGTAGACGAACCAGTTCCGGTAAATCCTGATGGGCATATTGCAAATGGTGCACATAGACTAGCAGCTGCATTATATCATCAAAGACCTATTAATATTAGAGATACTAATTCAACTGAAAATTATCCTCTTCATACTGATTATAATTTCTTTAAGAAAAAAAAATTACCAAGGCATATGTTGAATAGAACAGCAATAGAGTATGCAAAACTAAAACCAAACTCACATGTCGTGTGTTTATTTCCTATTGCTCACACACGCATGAATGAAGTTATGGATATAATGAATGAATATTCTAATGTATTTTATCAATCAACTGTAAAACTAAATGCTACAGGACAGCTTGGTCTAATGAAAGAAATATATTTTATTGAAGGCTGGGCAAATGAAGAAGGTATAAGAAGAAAGGGGAATCAGTGTTTTAGGGGAGAGTCTACAGTAACATTTGTATTAATAGATGCAAAGGATCTTGAAACTGTAAAAGAAATGAAAGCTAAAATTAGAAAACTATTTAATGTTGGTAATCATTCTGTTCATATCAGTGATTTTCATGAAGACGCTATCAGAATAGCTAAAACAGTATTTAACGATAATAGTATACATTTTCTTAATAATAGAAAGAATGTTTCATTCCCTAAACATAAACAATTGATGTCTTCTATGCAACCAGACGATAATAAAGTAATTACTGGTTCAGGTATATTATCATTATATGGATTAAGAGACTGCAAGGACTTAGATCTAATTTATTATAAAGATCCACCGCCTGACTCTCACAATCAATATCTAGAAACTTATTATAATCTATCAGTTGATGACATCGTTAACAATCCGCTCTATCACTTATATTATCAGGGTTTTAAATATGTCTCCTTAGATGTAATAAAGAATATGAAAATATCACGAAATGAACCAAAAGATATTGCGGACGTAGAATTGATAAAAGCAGTTATATGAAAAATTTAATTTATCAAGTATGGAGTGGAACTCTTTCGGAAGAAGCAAAAGTTAGTAGTAAGCTTATGAAACAATATGCGGATCGTATTGGAGCTGAATACCTTTTGCATATAAATCCTAATATCGCGTCTAGATACGTAGATAGTAATGGTCCATATTGGGAATGGTTAAATCCTATAATCGACGATTCTTTTTTAGAATATGATAATGTTTTAGTCCTTGACTTAGATATTTTTCCTGTAGAGAATTTAAAGGAAAACATTTTTGATCAAGACTTTGGAGATGTCGGGGCATGTACCGAACGATTCCAAGGGAAACAAAGAGCTACCGTTACCGTTGGTGGCCACATTAATAAAGCGAATGATGAGAAATGGGCTAGTGTTATTAAAGAAAAGTGGAATGTAACGCTACCACGTGATAATGATGGTCATCTTAAAGTGTATAACGCTGGCGTTGTAATATTTTCAAATGAAGGAATGCAAAAGGCCAGAAACTGGATGCCATTCCAGGAATATATAAATCTAATGAAAAGCAAAGGATTTCAACGATTCTATACCGTTGATCAAAATTATTTTCATGCTATGGCATTTGTTAATGATATTGATTTTGTTGAAATGGATAACGGATGGAACTCACAAATTCATTATATCAGAGGTCCGTTAGCAATTACTGGCAATATTAATGATGAAAGAGATAATAATACTAAATTTGTACATGTACAAATGACCGGTCACACTTGGAATGAAAAACATTTATATGAGATTACAAATCTTTCACAAAGTAAGTGGACTTTTGAATATGCACGATCGTAAGGAATTTACAAATGAGAATTTATGAATACAAGTCATATGAAGAATATGTAAAGTCACAAACTAATGCTAATAAAAGAAAAATAGACTGGGTATTTGTAAAAGAACATGCGATTAATAAAATTTGTGCGTACAAAAAACATGCAAATTTTATTATATGCCACGGGACTAGAAATGGCAAAGAGATGGAACTTTTCCTCAACTATTTTCCTAATGCATACATAATAGGAACTGAAATAAGTGAAACTGCATCTCAATTTAAAAATACTATTCAACACGATTTTTCAATCCCAAAAGAAGAATGGATAGGAAAAGCTGATATTGTTTATTCTAATTCATTTGATCATAGTAATGATCCTAAAAAAACAATAGAAACTTGGAGAGACCAACTCAATGAAACCGGTACGTTGTTTATAGAATATAATGAAGGTCAAAGTGTCTGTGAACCAGTAGATTGTTTAGATGCAAAAGAAAGTGAAATAAAAGAATTGATACAAAATAATGGATTGACAGTTATAGACAAAGACGTATTTATTGGAAGTCAAGGATCTACTGTATTAATTTGTAAAAGGAACGTATGAGATTATTAGTAACAGGAGCCACAGGATATATTGGTTCTCACTTCGTTAAAACAGCAGCAGAAGCGGGTCATTCAATCTGGGCCGTAGACTATAACTTTAATCAAAATGATATATCTGAATATGTAGATTTGGCCTTTGATTGGGATATATCTGTACATCACAGAGCATTAAAAACTATTGACAAAGTTGTTCATATTGCGGCTAAGACAAAGGTTCCTGAATCAGTAGAGAATCCTTATTGGTATTATCTTACAAACGTGATAGGAACTGCTAACGTCGCCAGATCGTTTATAGAACCAATTGATCATTTTGTATACTGTTCAACTGGAAGTGCATTTGAGCCAGAAAGCAATCCATATGCAGGCTCAAAATATGCTGGTGAGTTAGTGGCTAAACAATACCACGATAGGACAAGCATTGTTAGATTCTATAATGTGAGCGGTAACGATGGAATGAGCAAATTTGATGATGAGTATAGTCACCTCATAAGAAAGGCTGCAGCAGTAGTTAACGGTAAGTTTGACAAACTGTGTATACACGGCACTGACTATGATACTAGAGACGGGACTTGTGTAAGAAACTATACTCATGTAAAAGACATAGTTGATTCCTTACTTAGAATAGTAGAGAATGATCCTACAAATGAAATAGACTGTCTAGGATCACCTAAAGGATATACGGTTAAGGAAGTAATAGATACTATGAAGAAAGTGTCTAATGTTGATTTTGAAGTAGAGGAAGGACCTAGAAGACCCGGCGATGTCGATATATCTACGGTTCCTTATGAATCAAAATACTTTAAAGAAGAGAAAACTTTAGAAGATATGTGTTTAGACGCGCTGAAATACGAGGTATAATAATGATAGATTCTGAACTTAGTCATGTGAATACACTTGAAGAATTTCATTCAGAAATTAAAAGGCAACAAGAAGAAAACCATGGAGCCCATTACTGTGATATTCATGATGCTATTCAAAAATACATGAAAGAATGTACAAGTTATATGGAGCTTGGAACACATCAAGGAGGTACAGCTTCAGCTGCTCTTTTATGTAAACCTAAATTTGTTCAATTAGTAGATATTGATATGCGCAGATATAGAAAATTTCTAAGTCCTATTGCAGACAAATATGCTAGAGAAAATAATATCGAATTAAAGGTAAAGGAAGTTGACTCTAGAGGATTAGGATCACTTGCAGTTGTGGATATGTTAATGATTGATTCAGTGCATAAACCTCCGTTTATGACAGCAGAACTTAATAACCATCATCATAATGTAAAAAAATATATTATAGCTCATGATACAGCTAAAATTCTTAATAAGCCAAATAATCAATTATACAAGGTATTAGAGAATTTTGCTAAAAATGGTCAATGGAAAATAATTGAACACGTAACCGATAGTGTAGGATACACTGTGCTTAAGAGAGTTTCAAATTAAATAATGCAAGCTTTTGTTATAACAATTAGTAATAATCCCAGGTCATCAGCTGCAGCCGATCGATGCATCAAATCAGCAAATATCCCTGTTAAAAAGTTTGAAGCCGTTACTGAAGATATGGCTGAAAAGTTTATGCGAGAACTTCGCATTCAATGGAATTATCCGTGGAAAGGTGAAGAATACGATATGAAAGCAGGAGTAAAGAAGACTGCTTATCAAACCGCAAATCCTTTACGTCGTGTTGGCTGTTTCTTGAGTCATTATCTTTTATGGAAGCGTTGCGCAGAGCAAGATGAACCATTAATGGTATTAGAGCATGATGCAATTTTTATTAAACCATTTGATGAGACTGCATTTATGAAAGCAGAATGTGAAATTATTTCGCTCAATGATCCACGTGGAGCAACACGTAGAGCACAAGACTTCCATGAGAAATTGCAAAAGAATCCTCAGACAATCCAACGCGTACCAACGATCGATGATCTAATGGTTCCTCAAGGATTGCCTGGAAACAGTGCATACATAATTAAACCAGGCGGAGCAAAGAAAATGCTTGAACTGGTAAAAGAATTTGGTGCTTGGCCTAATGACGCATTAATGTGTAAGCAATTAATTCAGACATTGGCTTCAAGTAAAGTTTATTATACAAAGGTACAGGGTACTCCTTCGACTACAACATTATGAAAGCAAGTGTAATTACTATTTTAGATAATGTGCGATCTCGCCAAGTTGCAGATCGTTGTATTCAATCTGGCTTGAAAAACGGAATCAATACTGCTTATTTCAAAGCAATCACTCCAAAAGACTCACCAATGAAAATTGCATCTGATGAAAACATTCCTATTGATGGATTTGAAGAGGTGTATTCACGTTTTGATAATTGTCTAGCTGCATTCTTATCACACTATTGGTTATGGAAAATGACTGCAGCGGGTACTCAGCCTCATGTAATCTTTGAGCATGACGCAGTTGTAACTGAACGTATTCCTTTTTTAAGAGGTGATATTGTCAATCTAGGTAAACCTTCTTATGGTAAATGGAATACACCATTATTTTTAGGTGAAGGACCATTGACAACTAAACCATATTTTCCAGGCGCACACGCATATTATGTTACACCGAAAGGAGCACAGCAATTAGTTGATAAAGCAAAAACACATGCATGTCCCACAGATATTTTTATTAATAAAAGCCATTTTGATAATCTAAAGGAAGTATACCCGTTTTGTGCTGAGGCTAAAGATAACTTTACTACGATTCAGAAAACAGAAGGTTGTTTAGCTAAACATAATTATGGAGAGGCTTATGAAATCATTTGATAGGGCTTTCTTAACTGGAGCTGATAGTAAACAAGAATGGATGCTTCCATGGTTTTTCGAAAACTATAAAAAATATAATAAACTCCCTGTTATTGTTGCTGACTTTGGAATGTCACCTGAAGGCTTAGCTATTGCAAAACGCCATGCAAAAGAAATTATTGATTTGAAAGCCGAACGTGAAAAAGGCTGGTTCTTAAAACCAAAATCAATGTGGAAATCTCCGGCAAAAAATACTGTATGGATCGATCTAGATTGTGAAGTCCGTGGAGATATATCAGATATTTTTAAACAACTTGAACCAAATAAACTTGCAATGGTGAAAGATCATCCGTGGTGTGAACGCCGCGGTCAACTATGGCATAATTCTGGTGTTGTAGGTTTTATTGGTAAGCCTCCTATTCTAGGTGCGTGGATGGATCAGGTCGCTAGGTCTCGAGCAGTAGGGGATCAGGAAGTATTACATGGCATGTTGAATCCAATTACAAAGATTACATACATAAAAGACTTACCGCACAAATATAATGTTTTGCGTATTGATATGACTATAGATAATCGAATACCGAAAGATCCATTGGTGGTTCATTGGACAGGTTCAAAAGGCAAAGATGAGATTAGGAGACAAATGAATGCCTAGAGTTGTGCACATTGTTGGTAACGGTGATCACGTTCATTTTTATAATGATGAACCACGTAAAGGTTTAATACTTACCTGCAATATGCCTCCGTTTCCTGTGGAGAATGCATATGGTACAGTTATGGTTGATTTTAAAATGATGAGAGCTTTAACAAAAGGTGAATTAACATTACCTGGTGATTGGATTCTTGGGTTTCGTCCTAAGATCTGGATGGAAAAGCAACCTGAGTGGTATGTAAGAATGTCTACTCAAGTCAAAGAATTCTATTTGCATTTGCCTAAATATGTAGCTAATTATACAGATTTCAATTGTGGTCATATGGCAACACATTATGCTTGTTCTAAATTTAAACCAGATATCGTACACTTATGGGGATTTGACTCTATCTTTGATATGAACCTTAGATCTTGCTCTGATTTTTATTTGCCATCTCCACGAGATGATCGAACAAATGTAAGATTATCGAGTAACTGGAGACCAATTTGGGAAAATATCTTTAGTGAGTTTAAAGCAACTGAATTTGTTTTACATCATTTTCATGATAATTTAAAAATTAAACAAGGTAATAACGTGAAAGTTGAAGTTCATGAGAAGAAAAAGAAATGAGAGAACACCAGAAGAAAGCACAAGCAGCGTATGAAGCATTGATCGGAAAACGATCAGATGTTTATCCTTGTCGAGAGGATATTCCAGCAGAATTGTGGGGAACTCCGATAGTTTCTGTAAAAAAGAAACGTAAGTAATTGATAACGTTACAGAAACTTTTGTGAAAAAAAGTGTGTACAACTCCTCAGTTATACTATAGAATGGTACCATAAATTGATGAGGAGATGAATATGACTTTATATGATGTGACGGTTTCTGGTCATGACGCGATGTACCACGAGTCTTTCCGTTTGTTCGGTACTAGCAAGCGCCATGTGATGGAGAAAGCGATTGGTGTTGCACGTAAGTGTGACAACGTGAAAGGTGAGTTGCGTGCGGTTGCACGTGTGTGTCGCGAAGAGCGTTTCACTCCAGGTATCAACGTATGAGTATACCACGCGATAAGGAAAAAATTGTCGAGGATGTGGTGAAGCTTTGCGTTCGCCACCTTCGTAAGAAGAAGTACGAGTTGAATCTTCCAAAGTCTGCTATTGATAATGCAGTCAAGCGTCTGAAGGTTTATGCTCGTCGTAATGGTCGTTCGTGGGCTGGACACAATATGATTAAGATTAACGTGTTGTGTTGGCAGTTTGGTAACTCAATATGGGATGAGTACAGCCGTTATAACAATGATCCAGTGATTGGCAAAATCAAGGTCAACGATAATCGCGATATCTTGCTTTGCCTTGTGGCTCACGAAGTGGCTCACTTCATTCAGTACACCTATTACAACTGGTTCCCACAGTACTTGAAAGACAAACAAGACAAAGATCGTGGTCATGGTGAATGTTTCCAAACAATCTACCGTTACTTACGTGCGGATCTTGTGAATCCGATGATTGAACAGAAGCGTGAACAATATTTGGAGAGATTAGCATGAATACAGTAATGGCATGGGGCGGATCCCAATTCAAACGTAAGACGGCAGAAATGGTAGTGCAATATTGTATTGATCGTTTGATGCCACGGATGAAAACACTTGATATTTGCATTCAACTATCAAAGGATATGGATCACGCAGATGGTTATTGTCTTGCAGTTGATAATCGTGAGTTTGTCATCGAGGTTGATTCTCGATTGAAAGGTGATGACTTCATTACTGCATTGACTCACGAGATGGTTCACGTCAAGCAATACGCACGTGGTGAAACAAAGGATGTTAATCAATTCACTAAGTCATGGAAAGGTGAAGAATATATAGCAATGTATTCAACAGTTGAAGAGTATATGGAATTGCCATGGGAAAAAGAAGCATACGAACTTCAAGAAGTTTTATGTAATGACTATAAGTCTTTGAAATTAAAAGAATTAAAAAAGTGAAAATAGTTGTGTACTTCTGAATTTACCCGCTATATAATGGTACCATCAAATGAGAGAGGATAGTGTTATGACAGATTTATTACGCCACATCGAGATGCTGAATGCTCACGCTGATCATATGATGGAGCAGGAGCCTGGTCTGTGGATGTCCAAGTGGACTGACGATATCTCGCACTGGAACGAGATGGGTATTTTTACGGTCGAGGACTTCGAGCGTAACTCGCTGATCAATAATATCAGCGATGCTTCAAAGGAGCTGTATGGCTGCCGTCTGCGTCTTGATTGGGACGAGATGTCAATTGATCGTATGAAGGCGATGTATGAGAACATCTGCGATCAGCTGAACGCTCAGTACGAGCTTGAAAAGGAAGCTGAGGCTTTCGAGGCCGAAATGAAAAAAGGCCTTCCAGATGACTGTGAGCCTCTTCCATATGAGGAGTATGCCGATCTAGAGGAGATGGCATAATGGGCGGTCAAACATTATATGCGTACAAGGGATTCGTTTATAAAATTGAAACGGATGAATTGATTATCGTGGATCGCTATATGCAATTCCTTGATAGTGGTGAAAAAGTAAGTCTTGTAGAACATGGTGAAATCACACTGCAAGACTTTAGAGCGATTGTCGATTCTTATTTGAATCGGTGGCCGGTGTGAATCTAGAAGAATGGTTACTTCTGCTGCTCTCTCTCCTCTCTCTTTTGGCGGGAGTAGCCATCCTTCTAGGTTTATTGAATGTTATCTTCAAGTTCTTTTATAAGACTTGGTTTATATGGATAGCAATTATAGTTTTACTCGTCGTAGTTCAGCTGGATAGAACATCTGCCTTCTAAGCAGAGGGTCGCAGGTTCGAGTCCTGCCGACGAGACCAGAGTTCGGTGATTGCAACACCGATAGGAACGTGACCGAATGCCTCTCGCTGATGGGGGGTAAGGTAGACCGAAGGGGTAGCGCCCATGTCCTTAGCAGGAACGTCAGGTCGTTGGAGGTCCATAGATGAAAGGTACATCAGATCGTACTTCCTTGGGGGTTACCCTAATCCCCCCGTTCCGCACTTTATTATAAATAGGCTATAAAGGAGTCTATTATGTCAGACGATATTTTCGATTTTGGTTTTACTGCAGTTGACGAGACAGAACTCGAAGCCGTTCAAAAGGCAACAGCAACTGCAGAAACTGCATCATCTACGGCAGAAGAGATGCAAGATAAAATTGATAAACTGTATAATGCAGTCACACCTCTTCTAAACAATCTCAAAGCAAATCCAGAAAAAGAATACATCTATTGGCCAAATCGTATTGAGAAGGTCGAGCAGTTTGAAACATATTTGTATAACATTTATAAAAATAATTGAAAAAAAGTGTGTACATTACCTTAAAACTTTGGTAGAATGGGTACCATGAAATATTTTGTCACTGTTACTTGGAAACACGGATTTACTCACACCTACGATGTTGTAGGTGGATTACCAGGTACACGCTCGGACGCAGTTCAAGATGCTAAAGAGCATTTGAATCGTGCACGTAACATTGCAACGTATTCTATAACAGACGAAGATGGAAATCTTGTATATGACAAATCAAGAGATAATTCGAAAACTAAACGTGATTGAAGAAGATCTAGGGTTTCTAGAAGAGGTTGTAGATAGATCACTTGTAGAAACTAAAATTGAAGAGCTACGGCTCATTCGTTATGAACTTGAGAGGAAACTAAATTATGACAAAGTTACAACGTTTGAAGATGATCAAGCGGGTTGCTAAGAAAGTTGAGCGTGAGCGTAAAGCTGCAGCTAAACTAGCACGTGAAAATTCTGTGTACATGGACGACAGAGAAGTGTATAATACCATTCAAAGCTCTGGTGTTTTAGACACTTATTCTGCAATGAAGGAATATGATCAATGGCAGTAAGTCGACGTAAAAAGTTGCTTCGTGAAAAGCAACTTTCTATATATAGTAGTGAGTTAAAGCGCGCAAAGAAATTTGCATCCACATCTACCACACAGGAATTCAAAGATTATGTTCCGAGCCGGAAATATGTACGCGTACCTGAGTCCGTACCGTCCTTCAACGCCTTCACAGTCAACGCAAATGCAACAGCAAAAGCAGCAACAAAAGAATACTCCGGAGACTACATCACAGGACTCGCCACCCTCCACAAAAGCAACATCGTCCCAGTAGGTAAAGACGATAATCCTGTTGATTATGCGACAATGAGAAGAAACTAATGGCTACTAAACCAAGAGCGAAAACTGGTATCAGAGGCATTCCACAAAATCGTGGATTCCGTGCCGTTGATTACTATATGCATTATGATCTCGAAAAGAAAGATCTTGTCAAGTTAGCCAAAGACTATGTCAAGAAAAACTATTCGAAAGAAGATGCTAAGGCGATCAATGCAAATGCTGAGTGGAACTTTTCTATGTACAATGGAATCGTTGCAGCAGCATATTGTATGGATAATGATATTGACTTTCCGGAAGAATATGCACGTTATCCTCAAGAGGTAAAAACATATTTTGATGGATTGCTAGCAAAGGGTAAAGGGATCTTACGTACTAAAGCTGCATTAGAAGAGGTACGTGAAACAAAAAAGATCTTAACGCCACAGCAGAGGTTACTCAATAAAATCCATGCAACAGTTATGCTTGACGTTGATAAGATGGAAGATGAATGGTATGAAGGTGAGAAGACTGACTTTGATATTGTTGCATCGTTTCGGATCAATGAGTTAAAAGGTATGGCTGTCGCACCTGTTGTGGCGTATTTAAAGCGTATGTTACCTGAGTATGAGGATGCTCATAGTGGGAATTGCAAGGATGCAAAGGTAGCATACGCACACCTCGGTAAGCGTGAATTAACGCGCCGTATTAAGGTGATAAATAACATGATTACTGAGCTTGAAAAATTTAAGATTGCTCAGAAGCAGATGAGAAAGAAACGGAAAACTAAATGAGTGTTGAAGAAAATTTCTTAACTAAATCCAAATTTTCAAAGTTGGTCGAACAAACCGTCTTTGAAAAACGCCTCTCGTATATGGATGCTATAGTATGGTTATGCGAAGAGCATAATATTGAAATTGAAGACGTACGTAAGTTCGTCAACCCTATCATTAAGGGTAAACTTGAGGCAGAGGCACGGAGGTTAAACTTCTTGCCAAAAACAAATGAGTTATCATTTGATTAAATCTATGTACTTCGGTACAAATACAGTGTATAATACAGTAACATATTTCAGCAATACAAGGACAATACGATGTCATTCGAAAATCTAAAGCGCAATCGCGATCAAATCAATAAACTTCTTTCAGCCGCAGAATCTGTCGGTGGCGGAACTCAAGAAAAGAAATCATACGGTGATGACCGAATCTATAAGCCAGCTGTCGATAAGGCAGGTAATGGTTATGTAGTACTCCGTTTCCTACCAGCACCTGAAGGTGAAGATCTTCCATGGGTACGGTACTGGGATCACGGATTCAAAGGTCCTACAGGTATGTGGTATATTGAACGATCGTTGACTTCTATCGGTCAACCAGATCCAGTCGGTGAGCTCAACTCACGTCTATGGAATACTGGTGTTGAGGCTGATAAAGACCGTGCTCGTACGCAGAAGCGTCGTCTACATTATGTCACTAACGTGCAGATCATTTCAGATCCTGCAAATCCAGAAAACGAAGGCAAAGTCTTCCTTTATCAGTTTGGTAAGAAGATCTTTGATAAGATTATGGATGTCATGCAGCCTGCATTCCAGGATGAGACACCTGTCAATCCATTTGACTTCTGGGAAGGTGCGAACTTCAAGTTAAAGATTCGTAATGTTGAAGGCTATCGTAACTACGACAAGTCTGAGTTTGAGTCACCATCACAATTGGCTGATGATGATAAGCTTGAAGAAATCTATGGTAAGTTGCACCCACTCAGTGAGTTCACTGATCCAAAGAACTACAAGACTTATGACGAACTCAAGGCTAAGTTGATGCGAGTTCTCGGTGAAGAGGTAGAAGCTGGTGCTCCTACACTCAAGCAAGAAGGTCAGATGAATGAACCAGCTCCAGCACCGCTAGAGCCAGTGACAGCTGATGAGATTCCATTTGACACAGATGAAGATGACACAATGTCATACTTCGCTAAACTGGCAAATGACGACTAAGCATATCCAGCGTAAGGATCTGCAGCATCCCAAGGATTCGTTGGCATAACAACACCTTGGGATGAACTTCCTCCTTGAACTCTTTGCGAGTTATCCTGGATTATAACTGGGGCTGGTCCTTGATTAGCCCTAGCTGTCATTTCTGCAGTCTCTTGAGTTAATGTAGAAGCTGTTGTGGGACCGGTGGTTCTTAACTTTCTTAAAGCAGCATCATCATACGACTTAGATGCATCTTGAGCCCCATCAAGTTCATTTAAAATACCTAATACATTCTCTAGCTTTCTGCCGCTGTATAATTCTACTGCTTTACTTCGAGCAGCATCAATGCCTCCCTCTTCGAATGCATTTCCCAGTCCTAGCGATTTTATTTTTTTCTTAGTTTGATCCTGCTGTTGTTCAGGAGTTAGTTCTTTCTCTTCTTCAAATAAGTAATCTGCTACTTTTTCTGGTAGTATTGCCCTAAGTGCATTTTTTAATGCTTCAATAGGAGCTTGAAGAAAATTAATCAAACCATCACCGATGTCACTAATCATTTTTTCAAAATCTACATTCTCATCAAGCCACTTCTCAGCCTCTTTAAACCCAAAGAAGCCAAGGATATATGATACAGCTGACTTTAATAGATTGGCAGGTGCACCAATAACCGACTCAAAGAATCCAGTGATTCCACCAATGACGGCACCAATTCCTCCAGCTTTCTCGTACCCATCGAGGGTACCTTTCACCGTATCATAAGCAGTAAAGATAATACCGATTGGAACAAAAATTTTCTTTAAAATATCACCGAGAGTACTTAGAATTTTAAATACTTTACTTTCTTCTGTAAACGTAAATGCTTCTTTTATTGCAGTCGTAGCTTTACCCAATCTTGATTCAGGACCAAATAAAGCTTGAAGTCTTTCATTAAATTTTGTTAGAGGATTAAAGGCACCTTGTACTCCCTTCTTAACAATAGCTATTTCTTTTCCATCCTCACCTAATAAACCAAGAGAGATAAGCATGGAAGTTTTTGCGCTACTAATAGCCTTAGTAACTAATTGAGTAAGCTTTCCTTGTTCCCCGACTAATTTGTCAACTAGAAATAGTTTACCTATTCTTCCCTCAGGTCCGAAAGCTTTTAGAAATGATGTAACTAGGCCTCTAGTTTTTTCACCAATCTTTGTACCAAACGTGACAAACGAACGAGCTATGTCATTAAAAGTTTCATCAAAAGATGCTAGAATAGCACCTGAAAGACCAGCTAAAAGTGCTCCTATACCAGGAATGAGACCGGCTAAAAATGGTCTAAGATCAAAATCACCGCCATCTGCACCAGCCTTTCCGTCTAAAGGCATTACACCAGGTTTTGCTTCACGTGAGGCTTCGAGCTCATCACCTTTAAAGCCTGTTAAGCTTTTGACAAGCGTAGTTATACTATTAGACATCTTTGAAGAAAGTCTTTCAACCTTATTTAGAATGTCATTTTGCTGCTCTAAATTACTATTTAGATCTTCAAGTGTAATTGCTGCCATTTTGCTTAGCTCTCTCGTTTTGTTCCTTAATATGATTCATCAATAATATCAAATAAATTTCCCTCTCCCACGGCATCAACCCTTCTAACTCTGTCAACGAATAATTAAAATGTTGCATTAATTGAAAGTTGACTTGATAATAGTTCTCCAGTGTTTCATGTGAGAGGTTTATGATAAAAAATCGTCGAGTCCTTTAAGTGTTGTATTATTTTCTTTTCCACAGCTTTCGCATGTAAATTGAACGTCTTTACTCATACTTGGCATATTCTGTACAAATGACGAAATTTGTTCAAACTGACTAGTTGACATAGAATCTAAAAACTTTACAATTTCTTCTTTAGATTCATTTTTAAGAATAATATTCTCATCATCCGTTTGAATAGAATCCATACATGCAATAATAATTTCCATTACAGCTTCTGTACCGTTAGAAGCTTCTAATATTTTAGGATTGCGAATAAATTGTGTATAACTTGGATATTTCAATGTTAGAGAAATATTTGCATCAAGTTCTATTACTTTAGATCCTTCAACAATCGGTGGTTCAATATCATCTAATTTTACCTGGATCTCATTATAGTGATCGCAATCTGAACACTTAATATTGATACTAACATTTTCGCCAACAGATTTTCCTCTAATCTGTGTAAACATATAATCAATATCAAAAGTTGATAATGAGTACACATCGATATCGCTCTCAAGACAAGAATCTACCGTGTCTAAAAGAGCTTTAATAATTTGCTTACGATCATTTGATTCATAAGAAATCATCAGCACTTTTTGTTCTTTAACCAAAAATGGTCTAAAGAATACTTTTTCGCCTGTAGACGGTATTGTCAACTCATACTTCGGCGAAGTATTTAGTTTTGGTAAAGCCATTATTTAAACTCCAGCACTTACATTAATAAAGTTTTGAGACGGTCTGATACGCCTCCAGTTAGTGTATGAAAATGAAACGGACAATTCAATCAATCCGTCCAAGTCATTTGAAAGATCAATTTGTCCAATAGTTGTTGGAAATGCTTTTTCTAATTCCACGCTATACACTGATCCACCGCCGGCTCCAATATTCACTGATATTGGTCCAACATTCTGTTGAAACCCAATTTGTGGTTTTCTTAATTGATGTATTCTAACAGGCTTCGCATAGTCGTTCTTATAACCTACAGTAAGATCCTGTTCATTTAAAATTGTTGACCGCCACTTATCAAAATAATTCATTACACCATAATCATTAAGTAGATAAAATGTAAGATTAATATCACCAACGGCATATCCATATGCTACCTTTTCGAATCTCATACCGATACGACGATCATGAGTTAAAATTTGTTTTCCAGGTAAAGTAGCATTTTTACAAAGAATATTTAATTCTCGAGCTCCAGGTTGAGAATCTGCTGTGACTCCTGGGATTGAAGGAATAAACCCAGATAAAATACTTCCACCGAGTGGTGGTAATTCAACAAGAAAGTTATTTGTTCTTGCAAAACCTAATTTGGACGAGGCGATTGCTTTTAGTTCATCTACTGTCGACATTAAATCATCTTCCTAGATCTGTTATATACTTGGCCTGCATTTAGTTTTTCGAACTGAGCTGTCGGTAAAAATGTAGCAATTTCCCATTCAGGCTTATCAACTAAAGCAAATCTACTTTTTACATGGCTGTTAAGATAATGCTTGATCATTGGAGCAATATATTTTTTTGGTACAGGCTGATCATCAAGTAAAGCATCAAGTACTTTTGCTCTTAAGACTGGTGGCAAATAGTGTAGATTCAAACCATAGAATCCACCTTCTGCTGGACCAACCATAATGATCAACGGGAACTTATCGTAATACGGTAGAGTCTGTTTATATTTTGGATCATAGAAGAACATATACATTTTTCCTTTCGGATCCTGCATACTTTGTTGAAGCTTCAGTGCTTCATCATTCATGATCGACTTGCCTACACGACCTAGCTGAGTGGCTTTTCTCCTAAACCACTCCATAGATTCTTTTGTGCGTGGCTTAATACCAGCACGAAAGGCTTCAATCTCTAACGTTTGAAATAAATTGCTCATGCAGTTATTTATAACTATTTCTTAGGCTTTTTGCGATATGGTTTCAATGGTTTGAGTGGCTTTTTTATTTTACCTGGGAGCTTCTTTGATAACAATCCCATCTCACGTAGAGTGTCTTCAGTCCAGATCTGAAACTCCCATTTACGATCTTTACAATATTCGTTTGCTGCTTCCCACTTGTTCATGTTCTTGATGTAGGTCATACCCTCATTAATATACTTTTTAGTACGACGTTGACCTGTTGGTGGCTTTGTTTCTTTATCAGGTTTGATTTCAACTAATATAGTTTTTTCGTCTGTCTGAATCAGAATATCTGGAAAGTACCGATGATACTTCTTATCAACGTCATAGTAATAAGGAATGACTATTTCTTCACTTGACCATCGTTTTACTTTAGGATTTGTATCACACCAGATAAAGACATACTTCTCCCACATAGATCGGTAGACTACACTATCAGGATCGCCTTTATATTTGTTGCGATTCATTACTTGATATCGACCAGAATATGCCATAGAACCCTATAAATAAAACAAACTATTTTTTATCTATAGGTTTAAATATGGCATTTAGATACAATTCACTTGACGATGAAGTTCCAGGACAAAAATATCAGCGTGGAAGATTTTCTTTTCCACTCGAAGACGAAGAAGTCTATGCGTCAAAACTTCAGTTTCAAATCATTAGAATTAATCCGCCACAATTTTCTACTAAGTTTTCAACAGGACAAACATTTAATCGTGCTTCAGATGGTGAACTCAATATTGAAGACTTTAAAGGTGGTAGTCCAGCAACACTTACGCTTGGATCTAAATGCGATTTATATATGCCTCAAGCAATTCAAATTAATGATACATTTGCGTATGAAACTCCTGGACTTGGAGCGGCTGGTGCCGGAGCGTTAGCAGCTGCCCAACAAGGACAAGGACTTGTAGGAGCAGCTTCTCAAGCAATATCACAAGGCACACAAGGTATATCTGATTTTCTAGAAGCGTTAGGTGGTGGAGATATTGGAAGACTTGGTGCCGTTCGAGTTGCAGGTCTTCAGCCGTTTGATGGTGTACAAAATGCAGTGAGTATTGCAGCACAAGCATCGATCAATCCAAATGTTCGGGCAATGTTTAGACAAGTTAATTTAAGAGAGTTTGCATTTACATTTAAATTTATTCCTGTTAGTGAAGAAGAATCTAGAATGTTGCAATCAATTATTAAATTTTTTAGATATCATGCGTATCCAGCTGACATCTTAGGCACAGAACAAATTTCTCTAGGTTATGAATATCCTGAAATGTTTAGAATAAAAGCATTTACAAAAGTAAATGGTACATATATTCAAAATGGTCATCACATAAAAGATTGTTATTTAAGAAGTATATCGACTTCTTACAATCCAACTCAAGCTTCTTTCCATGCTGACGGTACTCCCACTGAAGTAGACTTAACGTTGCAATTTCTTGAGCATAGAACCTTGTCTAAGAAAGATGTTGAGAGTCCGTATAAAGGAAACGATGGTGTTAGACCAAACCTCACTGATACTGAAGGAAGCTTCTAATGTCGTTTTTTACTTATTTTCCTAGAGTTGAATACAGATTTGGGAATGAACAAAACCCAGATGTATTCAGAAATATATCAGTGTATGCAGATATTATTGATCAAATAAAAGACAATATTGCTTTTTACTATGACTATACTATTGAAGAATTTGAAAGAGCAGATCAGTTATCTTATAAACTATACGGCACTACTGATTATCATTGGACATTTTATTTATTAAATGATAATATACGGGAAAGAGGCTGGCCTTTAAATAACCGTGAGTTAATGGATAAAGTTAAAAAACAATATCCACATACGACACTTACTACAAAGACGCCACTTACAAATCGGTTTAGGCTTGGTCAAACAGTTACCGGAAACTCATCAGCTGCAGAAGGTTTAATTACACATCGTAACTTAGACTTAGGCCAGCTTACTGTAAAAAATGTATCAGGCACATTTACTGCTGGTGAAACTTTAACTTCTTTAACTATTGTGGATAGACCTACATTACCAATTAATACTGCTGAAACAATTATTTTAGAATCTAGCGAATTGCAATATTTAGCTGCACATCATTATGAAGATGCAGATAAAAAATATGTTGATATCGATCCTTCCGTTGGGCCAGGTGCATTATTGACAGAAGTAACTAATTTGGATAGATTTGTTAGATTCAATGATGAACTAAAAGAAATTAGAATTATTAAGCCAGACTCTATTAATCAAGTAGTCAGGGCATTCCGTGAGGCAATTAGAAATTGACAACGAAAGCCGAAGAAAATCTTTCAGATTTTGTATTTGAAAGCGTACTGTTTCAATCTGATCGATTGTTTGAGTCATTAGAACTTAGACAATCTGTTACAGATCTTGATATCTATGAACATTTAAATAAGCCGTATCTTACTGGAACGATAAGTTTTACTGATGCAAGAGATTTTGTGTCTGGCGTCGATATATTAGGTGCAGAAAGAATTACAATTAAACTGAGATCGCTACGCAAAGAAACTGAAACAATTACAAAAGTATTTTATATCGATTCAATAAAAGTAAATCATAAAACAAATGATAACGTTCAGTTTGTTGTACTACATTTAATTGAAGATATTGGCTATATTGCGAATCTTCAAAATATTAGTAGAGCATATAGTGGTAAATGCAGTGATATTATTCAAAAAATATCACACGGATATTTAAATAAAGAAGTATATAGTTCTCAGAATGATAAGCAGTCTATTAAAGTAATTGTTCCAAATCTTAATCCTCTCGAAGCAATGATGTGGCTTTCGTCAAGAGCTACCACTGTTAATGGATATCCGTTTTATTTGTATTCTACATTAGTAGGCGATAAACTAAAGCTTGTAGATCTAGGAACATTATTTACACAAAATCCAATTAACATGGATATTCCTTACAGATATTATCAAGGTGCATCAAACTCAAATAATTATGATGTCCAACGAAGAACTATATTAGAATATGATCAGAAAGATACAGAAGATCTTTTTGGGTTAATTAAAAAGGGTTTAATCGGATCTGAGTACCGATATGTTGATACCGTAGATAATACACAAAATACATTTCATTTTGATGTAACAAAAGATTTACTGCAGCCTATTATTAAGAAAGGTGTTGTTCCTCAGAATAGCAATAATGTAATGTATTCACCTGATTATGTGTATAAAGAAAAATCATATAATTTACTAGATAGCCGGGTGATTACTCAGATCGGTGGTTCATCAGCATTTGATGATTTACCATCATATTCAGAAAGCACTACAATTGCTGATTATAAATTAAATATCATATCAAGAGCTATGCATGAATTTCTTAAAAAAACTCCAATGCAGATTGCAGTGAACGGTATTGACTTTATTGATGGTGATGTCAATACAGCAACAGGAAATATGATTCGTCTTGAATTTTTAAAATCATTACCAGAAAGTAAAGACGGAGACTTTCTAGATAAAAAGAAATCAGGTGATTATTTAATCTTTGCAACACAATATATGTTTAAGAAAGAAAAATGTGATGTGAGATTGAGCTGTGTCAAATTAGGAAACTTAAGAAAATGATTCCAAAAAAGTACATTGAATTCTATGGCGATCAGACTCGATGGTTTACTGGTAAAGTTGTAAGTCTAAATGACCCAAAAGAATTAGGTAGAATCCGCGTAAGAATTTATGGTATTCATTCTGAAAATACTTTATTTGTCGCTGATGACGATCTCCCGTGGGCACAGGTGATTGTTCCAATTACACAGGGTGGAACTAAGGGGTTTGGAAATAATCTTGGGATTCAAGTTGATAGTCTTGTCTTTGGGTTTTTTCTAGATGGACAAAATTCACAGCTTCCTCTAATACTTGGTTCATTACCAAAAATAGAAGATAACGAAGATGATCAGTATGATTCAGTATCTACAAATCCATTAGCGCGTGGAGTCCAAGTAAAACCATACGAACCTGATACTACAATGGGAGAACCTGATGATCCATACGCAGCAGTCTATCCAAACAATCTGGTATATGAAACTCCTGCAGGTCATGTTAAGGAATACGACAATACGCCAGATGCTGAACGAATTAGAGAATTGCACAAATCAGGTACGTTTTATCAAGTTAGCCCTGACGGTGATCTTGTTACACACGTTGTCAGAGACAGATACACACTGGTTGTATCAGATGATGCAGTACACGTCAAAGGAAATGTAAACTTATTTATTGATGAAAATTGTACTACACGAATTGGCGGAAACTGGGATGTTGATGTCGAAGGTGATATTACTATTGATGGTAGAACAATTAATTTAAATAGCGGAACTAAAGGTGCTGCACGTGTTGATGATACGGCAGATACAGGAGATGCAGGAACCGGAAGTCACTTTGATACTAACTCAGCTGGTACAAATCGTATTGAAACTGGTTCTGAGACTGTATTCATCGGCGATTGACGTATAAATAAAAGAAAAGAGATTCCAACATGGCAAAAGCTTTCTCAATCGAAGACGGAAATTTATCAAATGCTCCTTTGACGAGTTCAATTTCTCGTGCCTATAAAGATATTGATCTGGCTTTTTTAAATCGTCCAAGTGGAGACATCTATAAAAAAACAGATGCAGCTGCTGTTAAACAAGCAATCAAAAATTTATTGCTAACTAATGAAACAGAAAAACCGTTTTTACCAACTTACGGTGGTAATTTAAATGAGTTTTTATTTGCGCTGTCATCAGAATTTGACGAAATAGGTATTAAAGAACAAGTTGCTCAAACAATTCAAAACTATGAACCTAGAGCAATTGTTAAACAAGTAAATGTCGAATTGCTACCAGACGCTAATAGTATTAATGTAACAGTAGTATTTCAAGTGGTGACCACACTGCAAGTTGAAACGGTCGAAGTATCATTAACGAGGTTAAGATAAATGGCAGTCATAAAATCATCTGATTTAGATTTTGATCAAATCAAAACAAATCTAAAGACTTACTTAGAACAACAAAGTGAGTTTTCAGATTATAATTTTGAAGCATCTGGTTTGTCAAATATCTTAGATGTATTGGCATATAATACTCATATCAATGGATTGATTGCTAATCTTGCAACCAATGAATCTTTTTTGTCATCAGCACAATTAAGATCATCTGTTGTTTCTCATGCAGAAAATTTAGGATATTATCCAAGATCTAAAACAGGATCACAAGCAACTGTTAAATTAACAGTCAGTACTACAAATACATCGACTACATCTATAACACTACCTAAATATTCTGAATTTACAACAAGCATTGATGATGTATCTTATACATTCCAAACTTTGCAAACATATACAGCAAGCAATAATGGATCTGGATTATTTACCTTTACTACGTCTGCCGGCAGTCAGAGTATTCCAATTTATGAAGGTGTTCTTAAAACAAAAACATTTATTGTTGGCGAGTTAGAAGATGATCAGTTTTACGTTATTCCAGATGAGAACATGGATACAGCAACTGTCTCGGTTAATGTTTTTGATACAGTAACATCATCTTCATTCACACCTTATCTTAATGTAACAAATGTTGATAGGATTAATACTGATTCTACAGTGTATATTATTCGCGAGGCACCAAATGGTTACTTTGAATTAACATTTAGTGATGGTAATGTTCTTGGCCAAAGACCAGTTGCAGGAAATAAGATTGTTGTAAAATACTTACAAACAAGTGGAGCAGCTGCAAATGGCGGAGAAGTTTTTACCGCTGACGAACAAATTGGTATAGACGGAACAGACTATACTTTAACAACAACTCTTGTAAGTAAGTCTGCAGGCGGTGATGAAAAAGAATCAATTCAGGCTATTAAATTAAATGCACCCTTGGTATTTGCATCTCAACAAAGACTTGTTACGGCTGAAGACTATAAAGCATTAATTCTTTCGAACTACTCATCAGTAATAAGTGATGTAGCAGCATGGGGTGGACAGGATAATATACCACCAGAATATGGTAAGGTTTTTGTTTCTCTTCAGTTTAAAAATAATATTTCTGATGCAACAAAAACTACAACAAAAAATAGTATTGTGTCAGCATTAACTGAGAATATTGCGATTTTGTCAATTGATACAAAGTTTACTGATCCTGTTTCAACTTTCTTAGTAGTAGAAACTACGTTTAATTTTAATCCAGATTTATCTGGTGATGCATTAGGCACAGTTCAAACTTCTATTCAATCAATTGTAGAAAAATATTTTGAAGATAATTTAGATAAATTTACAGGTGTATTTAGAAGATCTAACTTACTTACATTAATTGACGATTTTTCACCAGCAGTTTTAGATTCAAGAATAGTAGTAAAGGCTCAAAGAAGATTTACACCAACATTAAATACACTCGCTGATTATACACTAGATTACCCAATGGCAATTGCAGCTGCCGACGATAAAACTTTTATTGTAGAAAGTACTAGATTTACATTTAGTGGTCAAGACTGTGTTATTAAAAACCAATTAGATAGTACAAAGCTTCAAGTAGTTACTACTGGTGGAACAGTTTTAAAAGATAACGTTGGATCATATGACCCAAGTGGCGGTACTGTAAATATTAGAGGATTAGAAGTTTCGGCTATTGTAGGATCATCAGTAAAAATAACTGTTTTACCTGCTAATCAAAGTACAATTAAACCTTTAAGAAATTATATACTTTCTATCGATAACGAGTTGTCATTCTCTCAAGGTATCATTGATAATCAGCAAATTGAGACTGTTCTCCTATGAGCCATGTTTTAGAAGACGTAAATAGACGAGACTTAAATTTTGCCACGTCAAAAGTAAAAGAAGTTTTACCGGAATATTTTTTAGCTGAATATCCGAAACTTATTACGCTTCTAGAAAAATACTATGAGTATCTAGATTCAGATGCAGATGATGCGTTTAAAAAACAAATTAATGATTTGTTTTCAATTCGTGATGTTTCTCAAACTTCATTAGAAAGTCTAGATGAAATTATTAGCGAGATTGGTAACGGTCTTGAAGTAGCTTCGTTCTTCCAACAGCCAAGATTAATGGCTAAATTACTGGCAGAATTTTATAGTTCTAAAGGTACTCTTGTTTCAGCTGAAGGTTTTTTCCGTGCATTTTATAATGAAGAAATAACAATTGAATATCCAAAGGATAAAATTTTTATTCTTAACGAATCTCAAGTTGGTTACGAATCTCAAAAATTCATTCAAGATGATGGAATATATCAGATCTTTTCGATCTTAATAAAAGCAGGTTTATCAGTTACTGACTATCAATCTTTGTATACTAGATTTGTACATCCGGCTGGTTGGCATTTTCAAGGTCAAGTTCAAACTGAAGGTAAAGTAACGGTAGGAGTTGTTGGAACAGGACAGGATCCATTAGATTCTAGCGGACCAGTAATTCTTGTTGATGAAGCAAATGTTGCTGCAGCTGCAGGATTCCACGAACTAACAGCCTTCCTTGAGTCTGACGGTGTGAGTATCAGAATAGCTGACGAAGAAGATATTATTTCTAGATTCTCAGATATTACTCTTGAAAGTCTTGATACATACTACGATACGATTGCTAGAGTGATATCACCAGAGTCATTTACATTTGACGATAGCGATGCTACAAGAAGACCTGATACAGCAATTACGCTCGAAACAATGGATAATTCTGTATTTACTCGTTATACTAGCGACTCAAACATATAAATAAAATTATAATTTTATAGGTGTAAAATGACTAGACAAGCTATTTCAACAGGAACAAACGCGAACGACAGAACGGGCGATACGCTTCGTTCTGCGGCCAATAAAATTAATGATAATTTTGTTGAGTTGTATCAATTTTTAAGTAATGATGATAGCGACAATCTACCTACTAGAATATCGTTAAATGATAGCGCAGTTGTATTTAATAATGGTGTTTTTGATACAGTACTTGAGCATGCTGGATCTAGTACTAATAGAACTATTACCTTGCCAAATGCATCAGGTAATGTAGTAATAGATACTGCTACACAAACATTAACAAATAAAACCTTAACATCTCCATCAATCACTACACCTAGCATTACTACGTCTATTAATGACACAAATGGAAATGAATCTATTAAATTAACAGCAACGGGTTCAGCAGTTAATGAAATTACCATTGCAAACGCAGCAACTACTGGCGCGCCACTGATATCAGCAACAGGTACTGATACAAATATTAATTTGTCGCTCGTGTCTAAAGGTACGGGAGCTGTTAATATTGATAAAGTATCTTTTAGTCAAGTCACGCAAGCTACAAATGGTGCAGCAGATGCTACGGCGACATATATTATATGTAATAAGTCATCGGCATTGGCAATAACTCTTGCTGATGGTACAACAGTTGGTGAATATAAAATTTTTACAAACAGAAACGGCGGGACTGCAACAATCACTCCGACTAGTTTTGCACAGGGCACGTCATTTGCGCTAGATCAATATGATGCTGCTACTGTTATATGGGATGGATTAAAATGGTATATTACTGGTCATTACGGCGCGACGGTATCATAATAGGAAAGACAAATGGCAGCAATTGTAACTGACACTTTAACAAAAAATCTTGCCGAAGACTTTCTTAATGAAGTCAATAACGGCAACGATTCAAATGAATATTATATTGGTATTGGTAAATCAGATGTATACAATACTCTTGATACCCTTGTAAATCCCGTAAAAACACGTAGAGAAGAAAGAGAACTCCGAAACAATCTACAATCAGTTAAGAAAGTAGAAGCAGCATCATTTGTAGTTCCACGATATAACTGGACATCTGGTTCAATTTATTCTGGTTATGATGATGCATCAGTCGGTATCCCACAAAATTCGTACTATATTCTAACAGAAGATAATGAAGTTTATATTTGTCTTCAACAAGGTAAAAATGCAAATGGAGCCGCAAATACATCAGCAGTTAAACCAAGCTTTACAGATGCCGGAGTAAATGCATATCAAGCATTTGAAACAACTGATGGATATCGTTGGAAGTTTTTGTATGCCCTTTCAGCAACAAAAACATCTAATTTCTTATCATCTGGATTTGTTCCCGTTCAGAGGGTTACATGGAATAATCCTGGCGATTCTAGTTCATTAAACGCATTTGAATTACAACAATTAGAAGTACAAAGACTTACAACTAAAGGACAAATTTCTGGAGTAACAGTTACTGCTGGTGGATCTGGTTATACTTCTGCTCCAACAGTTACTTTTTATGGAAATGGTTCCGGAGCTGCAGCGACAGCTACGATCGCAGGTGGTGCAGTGGTCAAGATTGAAATGAATAATGAATCTGCTGCTCTTGGTTCACTCTATGATTATGCCTCGGTTGAAATTTCAGGCGGCGGTGGTTCAGGCGCTTCTGCAAGACCAGTAATTGGGCCAAAATTAGGATTTGGTCAGGATCCACGATTCGAATTAAAAGCTTCATCTATTATGTTAAATATTAAACCAGATGGAACAGAAACTGAAACTTTTATTGTCGACAATGATTTTAGACAAATTGGTGTATTTAAAAATCTGGATCAATATGATAGCGTAGGAGCTGACAGTGTATCAAGATTTACAGATGCAGCAGCTCGAGCAATGCCATATATGAGAATGACGGCATTAGCTACGTCATTCACAACTGATAAATTAATTAGAGGCGCATCTTCAAATGCAGCTGCATTTATTGATGACATTGATAGTGATTTAATTTACTATCATCAAAATGAGAATACAGGGTTTAGATCGTTTTCGGACGGAGAAATTATTTCAGAATCTGATGGTTCTGGAACAGGAACAGCAGATAGCGCAAATCTTCATAGCATTGTAAATGCTCATAGTGGTGAAGTTCTCTATATAGAGAACAGAGCTCGTATTGTAAGAGCATCAGATCAGCAAGAAGATATTAAAGTTATTATTACAGTCTAGGGTTAAAACATGGCAACAACGCTAACTACCACTACCTTCTCTACAACATATAAAGACGATTATCGCGATAGTGATGGTTATCATCGTGTCTTGTTTAACGCCGGAAAAGCGCTGCAGGCTCGTGAATTAACTACGATGCAAACGATTATTCAAAATGAAATTACTCGTTTTGGATCAAATATTTTTAGAGATGGCGCAATTGTAAGAGCTGGTAATATCACTCTTAATACTAGTTACGAGTTTATTAAGCTTGATACAACATTAAACCCGTTACCAACAGATCCTAATGATCTTGTTGGATTAACGTTAACTGTAAAGTCTCCCAATCCAGCCATTAAAGTAAAAGTCCTCGAAGTAGTTACTGCGACAACTAATGATCCAGCAACTTTGTATGTACGATATATTGATACATCAGCTGGTACAGCTGGTACTGATCCGGTTAGAATTCCCAATGGCGCGGAACTTGAAAATACTACACTAGATAACGATCTTAAAGTTGCAGCTTCAGATGCGACTGGCAGAGGAACTGCAGCATCTATTGAATCAGGCGATTATTACGTTCAAGGTAGATTTGTTTTTTCTGCTAAGCAGACTCAAATTATTAGTAAGTACACCAGTAATTTTACAGGTGATATTGGATTTAAGATCTTAGAAGAAGTTGTTACAACAGCAGACGATAATGATCTTTTTGATAATCAAGGTGCAACACCAAATGTAGCCGCTCCAGGTGCAGACAGATATAGAATTACACTTACCTTAACATCAAGAGCAGATGTCGAGTCCGACGAAAACTTTGTTTATCTTGCAAGGGTTGACAAAGGCAGAATCATTGATACCGCATCAGGTACCGATGCATATAATAAAATTAATGACGTCATGGCGCTCCGGACAAGAGAAGAGTCAGGTAACTATGTAGTTAAACCTTTTATTGCTAAATTTGATGAACTTAACGATTCAAATCTACAATTGAGTGTTTCTCCTGGTATTGCATATGTTGATGGATATCGTTTAGATATTCCACAAAATAAGATCACAGTACTCAAAGCTCAAGACACTATTTCTCTTGCTAGTCAAAATACAGTAGCACAATATGGTAACTATGTTGTAGGAAACGCTTCAGATAATTCTGGATTACCAAATATTTCAACCTTTGAAGAAATTAATTTAAGAGATGCTGCAGACTACGGTGGATCTACTATTGGTACAGCTAGAATACGTGCCGTGCAAGAAGATGGATCAAACCACAACTACTATTTGTTTGATATTCAGATGAATAGCGGATCGAGTTTTAGAAGTGTAAGAAGTTTTGGAAATAGCGCAACCGATTATGTTAACGTAGTATTAGAAGACAGCATTGCACAGTTAAAGAGTACAGCAAATAACTCTCTGTTGTTCTCGCTTCCTAATGAAAGACCAAGTATTAATGGTGTTGCTATTAGTGCACTAACTATTCAGAAGAGATATACGTTTACAACTGATGGATCTGGTAATAAAACTGGTCTAGCTGCAGGATCTGGATTAACATTCACGGATAAATTCCAATGGGTAGTATCAGAAGAAACTGGTAGTGTTGTTAGCCCAACAATTACTCTTACTACTAATGATACACAAGCAGATTTTAGCGGTCTATCAAATAGCACAAATTACGTATTACTTGCATACGTAGCTAAGTCTTCTATTTCCGAAAGAACTAAGTCACTAAATACAAATAGTACATTAACAGTAGCGTGGCCGGGTGATGCTGATTCAGATGGAGCAGGTCTTCGCTATATTGATCTTGGTACTGCTGACATCTATAATGTACAAGCAATTAAGCAAACTGACTCTGACGGTGCAGACCTATCAACAAACTTTATTATTGACAACGGTCAACGAGATAACTTTTATGCTAAAGGTCGTTTAGTTGAACGAGCTGGTGTTACTATTCCAACTGGTGATATTTACGTTAAGTTTGATCACTTCACACATGGAACTTCTGGAGATTTCTTCTCAGTTAACTCGTATGATGGGGTTGTAGATTATGAAGATATTCCAAATCATAGAAAAAATAATGGTGAAGTTGTCAATTTAAGAGATGTAATTGATTTTAGACCAGTTCAAGATACTTCTGGTGGATATACTGGCACACAAGGTATTATCAATCCTTTACCACAAAATACTGATACAATTACAGGTACGGTAGAATATTATTTGCCACGTAACGATAGACTAGTGGCAACAGTAAACAATGGAAGAGATGGAAGATTTGGTCGTGGTGCATTAAAGGTTATTCGTGGTGTACCTTCATTAAATCCTCAGTTCCCTGAAATTCCAACTGGATCTATTCCTCTATACGATATAGAACTAAACGCGTATACTCTTAACGATTCAGATCTTTCAACTTCGTTCTATACGAACAAGAGATTTACAATGAAAGATATCTCTCGTTTAGAACAAAGAATTGATGATCTTGCAGAACAAACTGCGTTAAGTTTATTAGAATTAAATACTAGTACTTTACAGGTATTTGACTCAGCCGGACTTTCTAGAACTAAGTCTGGATTCCTTGCTGACAATTTCTCTAATTATGCGTTTTCAGCAACAGACAGAGAAGAATATAGAGCTGCTGTTGATGCAGCAGGTAATCTTTTAGGACCTCAACAGTATCCTAATAATATTCGTTTAGTTTATGATTCAGATGAAGCAACTAATACAGTAGTGCGTAAGGGCGACTTATTAATGCTTCCATATTCGTCAACTTCATTGGTTAATCAGAATCTTGCAACTGAAACAATTAACGTTAATCCATTTGCCGTTATTACGCAAACTGGTCATTTAGATCTTTCTCCTGCTTCTGATACTTGGGTAGAAACTCAATACGCACCGGATCGCGTAGTAGACGGTGGAACACGTACACGTAACGTAGGAACTAGAACAACATTTCAAAATCTAGGTACGTGGCAAAACTCATGGTTTGGTGTTCCGACAGGCGGTGGTGCAAATCGTCAAGTTCAAGTTATTACTGGTAGCAGGGTAATTAGAGAGATTGTTGGTGAAAGAGTAATTGATGTTGAAATTATTCCATTCATGAGATCAGTAAAGGTTGGTTTTAGAGCTCTTGGCTTAAGACCAAATACTAGGTTCTTTGCATTTTTCGATGGAACTAGTGTTGATGATTGGGTTAGAGAAGAATCAGAGTTTATTAGATTTGGTACAACAACAACTGATGCAGGTAATACGTATACTAATTTATCAGCACACCCAGATGGAGCAACTAATTTAATAACAGATTCTCAAGGAACAATTAACGGATCATTTGTGATTCCAAGTACAAGTTCTTTGAGATTTAGAACTGGTCGTAAAGAGCTTAAGTTATTAGATATTTCTGTTAATAATGAAGATCAAGCTACAAGTTATACAGCTGCAACATTCTCATCATCAGGTACATTAGAAACTGTACAAAGAACAATTAGCTCTACTCGCGAATTAGATTTGCAATGGATTCGTCAAGAAGAACAGCAAGGTGACGATAATAATCAGCCAAATCCTGGAGATCCGCTTGCGCAATCATTTAGAATCGATCAATTTGAGCATCCTTCTGGAATCTTTTTGACAAAGGTAAGACTTTATTTTGCATCAAAAGATTCTTCGGTTCCAATCCAGGTTGAAATAAGAACCATGGAAAATGGTAGCCCAACCGGTGGTCCTATTCCACAAGGAGTTAAACTCTTACTTCCTTCAGAAGTTAATATTCCAAGTAATACTGGTAGTCTTACAAGCGTAAGGGCAACTCCAACTGACTTTGAATTTGATGAGCCGGTGTATTTAGCACCAGGCCAAGAATACGCCTTTGTTGTTAAAGCGGAGTCTACTGAATATACAACTTATGTTGCCAAGACTTATGCCTTTGTTTTAGGATCTACGGAAGCTCGTGTTTCAAGACAGCCAACTTTAGGATCATTATTCTTATCACAAAATGCTTCTACCTGGACTCCAGATCAAGCAAGAGATATGATGTTCCAGTTATTCAGAGCAGACTTTAGTACATCTGCAGATGTGTTGCTCGAAAATGCACCAACACCAAAACACTTATTATCAAATAATCCATTGCTCATGGAATCAGGTGACTCAGATGTCACAGTCTTCCATCCTGGACATGGATTTATTAAAAATGATAGAGTTAATATTTCTGGATTGGATGCTAGTACAAGTTATGCTGGTATCTTAGGATCAAATCTTAACGGAACACGTATCGTTAATGAAGTAGATCATACAGGATATAAGTTTGGTGCTGGAAGTCAGGCCACATCATCTTTAAGAACAGGTGGTAGTGGAGTTATTGTATCTCAAAATGCAATGTTTAACTCTTATATTCCAACTGTAGCGAACATTGTCGCAGATAATACAACGCTTTCTGCAAGTGTTAAACTGACAGAAGGTGCGTCATTTGGTGATATTCAAGGTGGTCGTAATGAAGCTGCAAATGGAGCGTATGCTAAAGATACGACTGGAACAGACATTACTCTTAACGAGATAAACTTTACAGAAACTGCCAAAGTCATTGCAAGTGACTCAAATGAAACAGAAAGTCTTTCTGGTTCTAAGTCATTCTCTTTAACAATGGAGTTGGCAACGACTGATACTAAAGTTTCTCCTGTAATTGATTTGCAAAGAACCTCTGTTACAGCATTTGAGAATCTAATTGATAATCAAGATTCTGCAGGAACTGATGGAACAAACGTGCCATTATCATTTGTTGCAGAAACAGATCCAACACTTGGATCTTCTGCGGCAAAACATGTGACTGCACCAATAACTCTTGAAGAAGATGCAGTTGGATTGAAGATTATCTTTGCTGCAAACAGACCTTCTACAGCAGATTTTAAAGTCTACTTTAAGACAGGAACTGGAGACGACGTATTAGATGATATCGACTATACATTAGTGGAAAAAGAAGCTAGTGTTCCTGCCGATAATGATCGTGTAACGTTTAGGGATTATGAATATATTGCTGGAGGTCAAGGCGGTGACTTAACACCATTTACGACTTTCCAGGTTAAGATTGTAATGACATCAACAAACTCTTCTTTGATACCAAAAATTAAAGATCTAAGAGTAATCGCATTGGCTACATAATGAAAAACTATGCAAATGTAAAAGATAGTCCAGGTCTTGTCCGTGATAAAAACACGGGCGCGATCTTGAATATAAATAACAATGAAATACGTCAGGCTCGTAAAAGAAAAAAAGTTTGGCAGGAAGAAAAGGAAAAGACTGAAAAGCTTTCTCAAGAAGTAAATGATCTGAAAAATGATATCAGTGAAATTAAGTCTATTTTAAAACAGGTTTTAGAGGTTACTAATGGCAATCACAACAGTTAATTTAACTGATCAGGTATCTACATTTGTTACTAAAACAAATACTATTTCAACAGATCTCGGTGATATTGATTCATTAGACACTTCTGCTGTCGATTTAGTACAGGCTATCAATAATCTTGGATCAGAAATTGATTCTGTCAATACCGCTTTAATCGCTTTAGATGCTGATGTTGATTCAAACTATGCATTAATGATATCTAGAACAGATTCGAATCAT